GCCGCTGCGCCTGCCGTGGTGCGAACCGCTCGACTACGCGCACGCACAAAAGGAGCTGCCGTTGGGACTGGACGCAGACCTGTGCTTCGTTCCCCACTCCGACCCCAGCGCCATCACCAGCGGAACGCTCGACGCATTCTGGGTCGTGGGAGAGCGCGTAGTGGTGATGGACATCAAGCGCTCTCAGTGGACGAGCAGCGCAGGATCTCTGCAGCTACACGGCTACGCCACGGCAATCTGCGGGCTGCTCGCCGCTCGCGGCATCTCGGTCGAGGCGTACCAGACCGCAATCTGGGCTGCCACGGAAGGCCTTTGGGAGGTCGGCCCGCTGCTGTCGCTCGACACGCCAGAGGTGGAGTCCATACGCGCCCGAATCGTGTCGGCGGCCCTGCACGTTTCCGGGGACTACTCGCGGGGTCGCCACTGCCGCGAATGCTACGGGCGCAGCATGTGCCCGTCCTACCTAATGGACCCAGCGAGCGCGCCGACCGCGCTCGCCAAGTACTTCTCTGGCGAGCTCGACAACGGCGCCGCATTGGAGCTGCTCACGTTGACCGAACGTGCCGAAGAGACGGCCAAAAAGGCGCGCGAGCTCATCAAGTCGCACGTCGCGAAGCATGGCCAAATCGTCGACGGCGAGTCCGTGTACCGGGCCGTCCAGACGCGCGGCAGGGTATCGCTCGACGCGAAGCGTCTCGAACAGGACCACCCCGAGCTGGTGCGGCAGTACATGCGCACGGGCGCGGACTACGAGCAGGTTCGCTGGACCGGAAAGAAGAGAGCATGACACCGGATGTAGAGGGCCCCGTCGTCACCGCGGTAGGCATGCGCGGAAAGCGCGGGCGCGTGACGATTCACATACACAAGTCCGGCCTTCTGCGCGTGTACAAGGCAGGCGCTCTCATCGGCGAATACGAGCACGCCGACATGGCATACGATTTCGCCCGGCAACAGTCGGGCTTTGGAGGGTGACAGTGGAACAGGAAAACGAGACGATCGCGGCGCCAGCGCTGCCAGAGCAGCATACCTTCAAGCTCGTGGGAACGGACGAGCAGGTGACAAAGATGTTCCTTGCACTGGCGAACGCGCAGGGCGAGTTTGGCGAGCTCAAGAAAACCGCCAAGGTGACCGTGTACCCCAAGGCGCGCCAGGACGGCTACAAGCCGCCCGCGTACGACTTCTGGTATGCGCCGCTAGACAAAATCATCGAGGCCACGCGTCCCGCGCTCACGAGGCACGGTCTTACAGTGACGCAGCCCCCGTGCGGAGGTGATATCGTGCGCACGATGCTCTGCCACGCCGATGGCGCGCGCATGGAGACAATCATGTACATCCCGGCTTACCGGGACATCAAGGACATGGGTGGATTCATCACGTACATCCGGCGGTACGCTCAGAGTGCAATCCTGAACGTGGCCGCTGACGACGACGCGGACGACAACGGCGCCGCGGTCGGCGCGGACACCGCGCCACGCCGTGAGCAGTCCGACCCAAAAGCATCGACCGGGCAGAGCTCTGGGCAAGCATCATCAGCCACCTACTCACGGCCCCAGACATCGAACGGGCGCGCGAGCGACTCATCGCGATCTGCACCGTCGCAGGCGTCCACCCCGGATGAAGGACCGCGGCGCCTCAACCAGACCGAGAAGGCTGAGCTCACCAAGCTTGTGCGCGAGATTCACGGCCTGGCGCCTGACGCCGCGGACGCGGTCAAGGACGCTGTGGCACAGGAGATCGCCGGCTACACACAGCAGGCCAACAAGCCCGCTGGCCATGTGGTCAACGTGAACGACTACAAGCCGCTTCACGCGCTGCTGTTCGCGCGTGCCGTGGCAGCCAAGCAGAACCGCGCTGCCGAGGGCCCGCAGTCATGACAATGTCACGCTCCCAGGAGCGATACCTGCACGACCCGCGCTACCACGCCGTCGTTGACAGCATGCGACGCATGCTGGACGAGAACCAAATCGACATCGCGAGCCTGTACGAGGCCGCGGTCGAGGCCGCCAACCAGCACATATCCTCTGCCCAGACGACGTTTGTGATCGCTCGGGTGCAGCCATGACTACGGGCCGCAGCACGGAGGTCGTGAGCATTGTCGCGCTGGTCTGCGGCCCCGACTTCCAGGAGCTCATGAACGAGCCACGCGTGCGGGCGCTCGCTGAGCGCGTGGCAATCAACGGCGGGTCAGCCACCCTGCCCATCGTTCGCGCCTCCGACATGGAGGTTATCGCTGGCGAGGACATCATCGCCGCGCACTGCCTGCTCGACATCGATGAGCTGAGGGTGGAGCTGGTGCATGATGGCTCCTTCGACGACGAGCCGTCCACCGAGTTGTCGCCAGACGGCGAGACGCGCTACGCGCTTGGCGAGGTTGCTCGCGTCGTCGATCGCACGGAGGTGACGCCGGCGCCGTGGACAGACCCGGCGCCCGGATACGAAGAGTCGCTGCTGAGGCTTCCGGAGCCGGCAGCGAGCTCGGTGTGCGTGGTGGCCGCCGTGGTGCCAGGCATGGGCGCGGCCCAGCTCGCCACCCTGGAACGCGTGGAGGCCGTCCAGGCGCAGGCGGGCACTCAGAAGGCGGCCGTCAAGGCCGTGGCAGCCGAGACCGGCCGCAGCGAGCACGCCGTCAAGAAAGCGGCCAACCGGGCCCGCAGGGCCAAGGACAAGGTGGACATCCAGTGCTGGGGACGACCGCAGCCAGAGGCGTGGCTGGCCCCCGTTCGCGACCTGCGGCGCTCTATGACGTCGGCCGCCAACTCGATACGTACAGCGATGTCGTCGCTCTCCCCGCTGCTGGACATCGCAGTGCCGGGCGTCGACGTGGCGTCGACGTACCAGGCCATCAAAGAGGCGGCCGTCAAGCTCATGAACGCGAGGCCGGCGTGCGTGTGCGCTTGGTGCAAGAACGAGCCGCTGCTGCGTGAGCGGTGCACGGCATGCCACGGGCGCGGCTGGCTCAGCGAGAAGGCCATGAGCCTGGTGCCGCGCGAGCTCATGGCAGCCAGCGCCGCGATGGACTGCGGCCAGGTTGTGACGGTGAGCCCCGCCGACATCTACTCGGAGGCCGCCGTGGCCCCGTTCGATCTGCCGGATCTGATGCACAACGTTGCGGCAGTCGATGCCGCTGCCAAGAGCGCCGTCGAGGACTACGTGCCAGACGTTCAGACGATGGCGGTCATGGGGTGGGTTCCGGAGAGCGCGAGCGAGCGGGGGTCGGCCGGGACTAGTACGGCAGAGGTCACCAGCGAGGAGCTGCGAAGCGAGCTCGCAGACCGGGCGGCTAAAGGCTGGCCAATGGAGGAGGCGCGCGCAGTAGGTCCGGCCGGCGCTCTCGTGCTCGATGAGGACGATGGAGGTCTGTGGTGAGCCAAAACATTCGCGAACGCATTCGTCGACTGCTGGCGCTCTCCGAGTCCAGCAACGTGCACGAAGCTTCGGCTGCTGCCGCCAAGGCGCAGGAGCTAATGTCCAAGCACCGCATCGACCAGGCGGAGCTCGCGGAGCAAGCCGGCGAGGTTGACGAGCCACTGCTGGACGAAGACCTGCAGGTGTTTGGGGCCAGGATGGTCACGTGGCGCGCGTGCCTTGCCAGCGCCGTAGCCGAGGCCAACGGCTGCGACTGCTACAATCAGGTGTGGCGCGGCACGGACGGACGGCAGTGCCGCGCAACGTCGCGCATCATCGGCCCGGTATCGTCTGTGCAGGCAACGCGCTACCTGCTCGCCTATCTCGAGCGTGAAATAGGCCGTCTGTGCGTCGTGGAGAGAAACGCCGGTCGCAGCGAAGCGGCGTGGCTGAACAGCTTCCGCCTTGGCGCATCGTACGAGATCGGCCGTCGCGTCGTGGCAGCGGCCAAGGCGGCCATGGCCAGTGCTGCCGGCTCTGGATGCTCGCTCGCTCGCATCGACCGGGATGCGGAGCGCGTGGCCGCGGCGATGACGGCCAAGACGCTGGGCGCGGCCAGGAAGCCGTCCATCGGCAACTCCACGGCGTTCTTGAGCGGAGTCGAGGCCGGCCGCACCGTGGGCGTTGCAAGCGGCCCGGCGCTGCCAAGCGGTCCCGTTGCCGCGCTGGAGGAGTCATGACCTACCCGTTCTACGATGGACACGTCCAGGAGCGCATGCGTCGCGCAGATGGCAACTGCATTTGCGACAGATGCGGCCTGAAGTATTGGCGCCACCCATTCGAAGAATCGATCATCGGGTGGATGGGGCTGCCGTTCCTGCATCGTCTGTGCGATGGATCGTTGGTGAAGCTATGACCAGCCAGCTCGCATTCTGGGACGCGCAAGAGCATGCCTTGCTCGAAGTGCTGGGGCCGCCCGAGGTTGTGCTGACGAAGCCGAGGCAGGCGTCCAAGCAGACGCGCTTCTATCAGCTCGAATGCTTGGAAGCGATTCGCAGCGGGTTTGCAGGCGGGGAGGAGCGCGAGCCGCTGCGAAGCCTGTTCGTGGAGCTTCCCACCGGCATGGGCAAGACGTTCATATTCTGCGAGCTGGCCCGCACGTGGAACGGCACGGTCTTGGTGGTCGCCCATCGCGACGAGCTGATTTTGCAGGCCAAGGCCGAGCTTGAGCGCGCCACAGGCGAGCGCGTGGGCGTCGAGAAAGCCGCCGAGAACTGCGCCGACGAGCGCGTTGTGGTGACCAGCGTGCAGACGATGAGCCGGCGCTACGTCGACTTCCGCGCCGAACGGTTCTCGCTCATCATCATCGACGAAGCGCACCGCGCCACGGCCCCAAGCTACCGAAAGGTGATGGACTACTTCGCTACCGCCAAGGTGCTCGGCGTAACGGCCACGCCGGACCGCGCGGACGATGTGAAGCTGGGCACCGTGTTCGAGGACTGCGCCTACAAGATGGGCATCCTTGACGGCATCGACATCGGCTACCTCGTGCCCGTCGAGGGCGAGGAGGTGGTGATTCAGGAGATCGACCTGAGCGGCGTGGAGCGCCTCACCGACGACAACGCTCTCGACGAAGCCATGCTCAAAGCCGTCGAGGGCATCGTGCAAAAGGCCTACGAAATGTGCGGCAACGAGCAGGCGATCATCTTTACGCCAGGCGTTCGCAGCGCGCATGCGATGTCCGATCGCATGAACATGCTGGCGCCAGGCAAGGCGATCGCCATCGACGGCGAGACCGACAAGGACCTGCGGCGGCAGCTCGTGTCAGGGTACAAGACTGGCAAGTACCAGTTCCTGTTCAACTGCGACATCGCGACCGAGGGGTTTGACGCCCCGCTCACGTCCATCGTGGGCATGGCCGCCCCGACCGACAGCCGCGCTCGGTACGCCCAGCGAGCCGGCCGTGGCACGCGTGTGCTGCCCGGACTCGTAGACCACCTGCACGGGCACGAGAACTCGGCGGCTCGCCGGTCCGCCATCGCCGCGTCGGCCAAGCCGCGCATGCGTATCCTGGACTTCGTTGGCAACGCTGGGAAGCACACGCTGTGCACGCCTATCGACGTGCTCGGCGAGGACTTTACTGACGCTGAGGTTGCCGAGGCGAAGAAGCGCCTAAAGAAGAAGCCGGGCGACTCCGACCTGCATCAGGCGCTCAAGGACGCGCGCGCGGCTCTCAAGCGCCAGGCCGAGCAACTGCGCGCAGCGCAGCTCAAGGTGAACGCGCGCGTGCAACGCTTCGACCCGTTCCAGGCGCTTGGAATGAGCCGTGACGACGCGATCTCGATTCGGTTCGGCTCGCGCCCCATCACGCCGAACCAGGCGGAGATACTGCTCCACAAGGGCATCGCCGAGGCCGACGTGCGCGCGATGGATTTCCGCTCCGCGAGCCGCATGCTGTCCTCGCTGCAGAAGCGCCGCAAGGCGGGCCTGGCCACGCTCAAGCAGCTAGCGGCAATCAGCAAGTGGTACCCGGTGCCGCCTGACACGACATTCGCAGCGGCCACCAGGGCCATGGACTACATCGGCCGTGAGTGCGAGTTTGGTCGCCGCCAGCGCATCGTCGGCGAGCGCGTGGCGCATTACCTGGTAGGAGGCGTGTAATGGCTGGGAAGGCAATGATTGGCTGGTCTGGGGCGGCACGTGCCGGTGGCAAACGTAGCGAGCCGTGGAACGGCCGCGGGCGTGCGGATTCCGCAAAAGACAAATGTGAGCAGAAGGAGTCCGACCGCCGCGCCCGGGAATACTACGATCGCACTGGTGAGTGGGGGTGGGGGCCGGGAGGGTGACAGCCGACGAGTACAAGCGCCGCGTGCGCGGACTGCACTGCGCCGCGTGCGGCATGGCGCCGCCGAGCGAGGCTAACCACGTCACCTACGGGCGCGGCGTTGGCCAGCGCTCGAGCGACTTCGACACGTTTCCGCTGTGCACGCAGTGCCACCGTGAGTTCACCGACCATTCCGGCAGGTTCCGCGGCTGGAGCAAGGCGCGCAGGCGGCTCTGGCAGGAGTCGATGGGGAGGTCGGTCCGCGACCTTATCAGGGCAACACAACCTCACAACGCGGTCATTCGCAGGAGCAAGTGACATGAGCCATTCCATCACGGGTCCACATGGTACGAAGTTCTTCTACAACAGCGACTGCTCTGGCAGCGTCGAGCTGCACTCTGGAGCGAAACGCATGTGGGTGCCGACCGAGGACCTGGTCGCATTCGTTGGCGAGCTTGTGCGAGCTCGGCGCATCTCCGAGCTGGAGCAAGCCACGGCCGATGAACTGGTTGGGATGCGGCGATGAAGCGGTACGGCGTCGAGGTCGCTCGCCTGAGACACGCACCGCGCACAGACGGTCTTGCCCAGGTCGCCGGTATCGCGCGCACGCTGCACGTACCTGGTCCTGGCTGGGTGCTGGTCGACTGGCTGCGCGACGTATACCGCCCGCTGCGTGAGCAGTACGAGTGCGAGCGCAGGCTGCGCGGGCAACTCCCGAAGCTAAAGCCGGCGAGCTACGAAGAGCTGGCGCGCCTTATGGGCCGCTAGCGATCTCGCACGAGCAGCGCCCGTCTGAGGTCGGCGTGGGCCAGCTCGAGCTCGCCAGCCTTCGTGGCCAACTCTTGCTCGACGTGCGCCAGCTGTTCGCGCAGCGTCCTGTTCGCTAGCCGCTCTGCCCGTAGCTGAACATCCTTGCGCGCGTTGTCGTGTTCAAGCTCGTGCACCCTGAGCGCGAGCTTGTTGTTCTCGTTGCGCAGCACCTCGAGCTTGCGTTGCGTGTCCACCAGCTCACCCTGTACCCGGAGCAGCGCGGTAACCAGGGAATCGTCCTGGTCTGCACGCTGCAGGCGCGCCAGCACGGACAAGTCGTGCGCCGGAGGCGGCGGCTCGAGCTCCGTGGGTGGCACGGACGACATGCGCTTGGACCGCTCGCGCTCGCGCAACATCTTGGCGACGTACACGATGATGGTTCCCAGCGAAGACAGCACGCCCAGGATGGTTGCGCCGACAGCCGCTCCGTCGTCGGCAACGTTCATGCACGGGCCAGCCGCGCCACCTTGGATTCAAGGTCAGCGACGTTCGCGTCGAGCGATGCGACGCGACGGCAGAGCTGTTCCACGACCTCCGTGAGGCGCTCGATGACGGGAGGCAGGCTCAGCAGCGCGTCGGTCTGGCGTCCGAGCATCCACTGCAGCCTTTCCGCTGGGTCCGTTGGCTGCGTCGGCCGCAGCGCTGTGTCGGGCTTGTCCACTGCAAATATCCTCCCGGGTCAACTCATCTTCGCACGGCGAGAATCCCTGCGGGTGCGCCGTGCGAAGTCGTGCGGGTAAGGGTCGTCCGCGGCCGGCTGCGGAATCCCCAGCACGATGGGCGCCGGTCCAGAGACCTGGATGACCGGAATGGTCAGCGCGGGCTGCTGCACGGTCAGCGCCAGCTGCAGGGCTGCCGCGAGCGTGACGGGCTGAATCGACGCAGCCGCGGGCTGCTGTGGCGTCTCCAGCGCCGAGACCACGGACGGCGCCACAAAAGCTCCAACAAGGGGTGTCTGGACGTCCGCAGCGACCGCCAGGGGGCCGCCCATGCTCACGGGCTGAATCGACGCAGCCGCGGGCGCCTGGATGGCGGCAGCGACCGCCACGGCCCCGCCCAGCGTGACCGGGTAGGTGATGGCCGGCTGCAGCGCCGCAGCAGCGAGCGCGATGGCGCCGCCCATCGTCACTGGCTGTATCGATAGTGATGCTGGGGACTGGATGGAAGCTGCGACCGCCAGGGGGCCGCTCATCGTGACCATGCTGGCGCCCGCCGGGGTCACGTAGCGAGCGCCCGAGCCGCCGCGGCTGATGCGCGGTTGCTCGGCCACTGCCGCCAGCGTGCCGGTGACCGTCCAGTCGCGGGCCTGCCCGCCCTCGTCGGCGCCGGAGGCGCCCAACAGCGGCATGTAGCTGTCGAGCGTTGCGGTAGGCAGCTTCGGAAGCTGCCGGGCCGAAACCTCCCACATCTGGGCAACCGACAGCTGCGCGCCGGCGCCCGAGTACAGCTTGGCGAAGGCGATCTGCACGTCTGCCGCGATGGCCGAGCCAGCGTTGCTGAGCAGGTGCATGTTGGCCCACGTGCCGTTCAGGACCGTGCAAACGGCGCTCGTTCCCAGGCCAAACGCACTGTCCGAGCGATTCGCCACCTGCACCGTGGTCAGGCTCAGGTTGCGGATCGCCAGGAAATACCAGGTGCCCACGGTGAGCGTCGCCACCGTGGTCTGGACGCCAAGCTCTGTCTCGAGCCGCAGCGCGGCCGAGCTGGCGAAGTTGAGCTGCACGAACGCGCCAGAGCCGTTGTCGAGGTTGAACACGACCTGGCTGGACGCGGGCGTGTTCGTCAGGCGCATCCAGAACGCAACCGTCCAGCCAGTGCCACTGGTCCCGTTGGCGGGTAGGTTTGTCGACCTTCCCAGGTACCCGTTGGTGTTTGGCTGAACGGCCATTATGAATCGCTGTACTGCAGCTCGACGGCGACGAGGATCGCGTCGCCGGTCATGGTGTCGTTGGCGTGGCTTCCTACGCGCCGGATGCGCAGAAACACGATGTCGTCAACAGCGATGCTGTCGAGGTTGCTGATGGTGATGGTTGCGTTGTGGAGACGCTGTCCCGTGGTTCCAAGGTGCGTGTCGTCTACCGTGTTCTCGGTGGCGAACGCCTTGGTTTCGACGTCCTGCGTGTCGCTCTCTGGCGTGATGGCAGCGATGGCGGCTCCCCACCTCACCACGCCGCTGCTCGCGCTGTCTGCGTACCACGTCAGGATGGCCGTGATGTTGCCGGAGCCGTAGGACTTCGCCTTGAACTTGGCGCAGCACGCCTCGTCCGTAGCGGCATCAAACGCCGCCCCCTCCACCGGAAAGTTGGTGCCAGAGAAGCGGACGCTCTGCGGGAACGCGGTACCGATCGGCTCGAACTGATCCGATGGGCGCTCGAATAGTACCGATACGGTGGCCATGGCTTACGACGTGACCGTGATGATGCCGTTGGCGTGCCAGGTGACAGTGACCGTGCCGGCGGTGAGCGCGCCCGTGGGCAGCCCAGCGCTGGCCGTGTCGATGAAGGCGCACAGTGCCCGCGCGCTGTCTGCGCCGCCCGCGTGGTCGTAGATGACGATCGCAGCGCCGGTGCCGGTCACGTTCGTGATGCTCAGGTCGGCGGCGTCCAGGTTGGCGCCGCCCGTGAACGCGGCCACCGTCTCGCTCGCGAGCGCGACCACGTCAGAGATGATGTTGGTGATGTCATTCAGGAAGTCGTGGGCCGCGTTGTAGGTGTAGCCGCTCGAGACGAGAAACGCGCGGTAGTCCGCGGTGTCCCAGTCTTTGTCGGCCTTGACGGTGGCGAGCGTCCAAGACGGGTAAACCTTATTCGCCATGACCCACCGACTTTCTGTACGCCGCGTGCCCTGCTTCGTAGGCCCAGATCAGAAGCGGTCGCTCGCCCATCGCCGACTTGCGCCTGCGCACCTCCAGCGCTCGTTCCATGTCGGCGATGGTGCCGCCGTTCGGCCCCTCCGCCGACAGTCCCAGGTGGGCGTCCAGGAAGCCGCGCACGGCCTGTTCGCAGAAGCGCCGCGCGCCGCGCGCGAAGGCCTCGTCGTAGGCTCGCACGTGGTACGGGTGGACGTCCTTGTGCGGCCCGGCCATCGCCAGGCCCTGCCAGTTGTCATCGCCCTGGTCTCCCCAGCGCTCGTGAAAGAGCTTGGCCAGCGCGGGCCCGCACGTGCCAATCCCGCTGTGGCCAAGGGTGCGTGCAACGGCGTCGATGCCGCTGTTTCGCAGCACGCGCTTGGCGGCCTCCTCGCCGGCCAACTCCCCGGCAGCGATGGCCCCGAGCTTCGCTTCTCTCTGTTCTTCGCTCATCGTTGCCTCCTAAAAACCGCGCCGGGGCCTAATAGTTCACTTCGGGGCGGGCGTGAAGTCGACGTACATCTCCGAGCCGAGCTCGAACTGAGCGACGGCCTCGGGCTTGACGCACGTCAACTGGATGCTTCCGCCCGGCGTAGCGGCCCAAAACCTGGAGTTCTCGCTCTCGGGGCCGCTGCCCTGGTAGACGGCAGACAGCTTCACCGTCTGCACCTCCCTGCCGTCGCTCCACTTCACGCGTTCGATGCTGTCGACCTTGAACTTTGCTCGTACTGACATGGCTCGCTCCTTCGTTGTTACCGGTACTTCTCAATCGTCTTCGCGACAAGCCTTTCTAGCTCGGCGCTTTGCTCTTCGGTGAGTCCGCGCTGCTTGCCGCGCAGTCGGCGGACGATTGCGACGATGCCGCGGGGGCGCTTGCGCTCGATGCTGTCGAACCAGCGCTGCGCGGCAGGCGATTCGACCAGCTTTTCGACGACGCCAGCCGCGAGCGATGGTGCCTGGCTCACGATCGCGGCGCGGGCGTGCTGCTTGAAGTCGTCGCGGTTCATGAGGGCCCCCGAAGCTTACGCTCCCGCTGCTCGTCGGTCGCCGGCCTAACACCAGGATGATCGATCCCCAGGCCGTCGATGATCTGGCGCGCCGGGTCGTCGCCGGGAGGCGGCATGATGCTCTCGCGACGCGCGCGCGCCTCGCGCCTCTGAGACTCTGCCTTGGTGACGTCGGTCGGCCACTTCATCGCGTATGCAACGAGGGCCGTGCACACGAGCGAGATGACATGCGCGGGCGTAATCTGGATGTTGTCGCGCTGTGCGATGTTCAGCGCCTCGGCCGCCGCGCCGATAGCGCCAATGCCGAACAGGACGCTGCGGACCGTAATGCCTTCAAACCACTTCATAAGCACTCTCCGTATTCCGCCCGCGCAAGCGCGTCAACCTCGACGCTGCCGGCGCCACCCCCGGGGACGCCGTATATCTCCCACAGCTCGGATCGTAGGTGGTCCGTGTCCAGGGCACCGTCAGCGCAATCAGCAATCTCATGGACCCAGCCGTGGATGGCCGCCTCCACGAGCTCGAAGTCGTCCAGTTCCTGGTTGAGATAGATGACGCCTGGCTGCGTGCACTCGCGGCGCACCTCGTTGACGCCCACCGGCTCGGTGCATGGCGTGTGAGAGATGTCGGTCACCTGCAGGTCTACGGTCTGGTCCAGGAGCTCGCAGTCTTCCGGCACGTCACCCAGCTTCGCGCGCCACGCGTCTAACGTGGTCGAGAACGAGCGCTTGCACGAGCGTGTGATCACGGGTCCATCCGGCGCTGGGTCGGCCGTGCACGCCATGGAGAACAGAACCAGAAGCAACAAACAGCGTCTCATCATCAGCTCCAATCTGCGGGCAGCTCGTCAACGGCTCCCGTGAACTGCCCTTTGCCGGAGGCGAAGGCCTCCGTTCCGACCAGCGCCACGCGCCCGCCGCCGGCCTCGAATATCGCCGCGTAGGGCAGCGTCCATCCTGGCGGAATGGCGCCCGTCCCGTTCCACGTTGACGGCGATCGCAGGCCTATCCGTGACCCGATGAGCCCGGCGCGTATTCGCTCGGACCTGGCCAAGGTGTCGAGCGCTGTCATCAGTCCGGGAGCGGCTGCTGCGGTCACGATTCGATACTTTGTCATAGCGGATGCCCGTAGTAAGCGCCGAAAGAAGACTCCAGAGCCTGCCGGTCGGTAGTGCCGAGCACTCCGGAACAAATCGCAATCGGGCCGCCCATCCCGCGCCAAAACGAGGTGATTACGCCCGCCGCGCGTTGCGCGCCGAACCACAGCTCATCCAGCGCAGTCGGAGAGCGTGTGTTGGCCGCAGCGTTGATCGACAAGACACCGTCCATCCAGGTGCTGTACGATGTCGCGTTGTAGGTGGTGCTGAATACGCGCACGTCTCCGTTGGCCAGAGCAGCGCCAAGGTTGCTGGTGTTTCCCGCTGCCACGGCGCGGTTCCGGTTGTCCAGGTTTCCCGAGCTGGACAGCTCGGTCACCCGGTTGTCTACGCCCGAGCTGTCGCCGAACGACCAGCGAATGATCGCCGAGCCGCCCACAGACCTGCTTCCCAGCGACACGGCCGTGAACGTCGCCACGCCCGCGAACGACGCTGCCAGTGAGCACAGGCCTCCCATGTACCGGCCGCCCGTGAACGACAGTACGCGCTTGTTGTTGGCGGTGACGTCCAGCGCTGGAGCTACCGACAGCGCTACTGGTGGCACCGAATACTGCAGCTGGCCGGAAATCGGGCGAGACTCGATCTCTGTCATCCGGTCGGTGCCGGCGTCGCTCTCTATCGTGACACCGTCTGTGTATTCAGTGTCGAACCACGCAGACAGCGGCTGAGCGGCGAGAATGGCCAGAACAGCGACGAGGTTCGGGTCCGCGCCGTCGTCAGTACGCCTGCCAGCTCTGCGCGAAAAACGATGCGTCACGGGAACTCGCAGAGATCCTGGTTGACCGCGAACGTGCCCTGGGCCGAGCCGGCGTTGAGCACGTCGAACTTGAAATCCTCGAAACCCTCGATGAGCACCACGTCGTTGCTCGTGAGCGTTGGCGCCGTCAGCACGCCGGTCGAGTAGAACTGAATCCAGGTCACGCCCCGGTCCTTGCTGTGGTAGCCGCGCACCGTGAGCGACTGTGAGTGCTTGATGTCGTAGTGATAGGCGTTCTTCCCCCACCCCGCGGCCCACTGCTTCGGGCACCCCGCGTCGACCGTCGAAAACAGGATGTACGCGTTACTGTCGGTGCCGGGCGTCGCGCCCGTGTACTTTAGGATCGTGTTTGGCATCGTCATCGCTGTCTCCTGGTTGCCGCCGCGGACCCGGCCGCCGGAATCAGCCCGCGCCCGACCGGTCGGGCCGTAGCGCCGACCGCGTTGTCTAGATACCGCATAACGTCGTCCGCGCGAAGCGCGGCGGCATCCTTGAACCCGTAGTTGCCGACGCCGCTCGGGCTCAGTGGCACCGCACCTTCCTTGCGCAAACGCTGGATGGCAGCCACGCCCGCGGCTTCATCCAGCGCGGGGCGAAGCGGCCCCTGCCCGGCAAGGTCGTTGAGCACCTTATCCACGCCAGCGCCCTCGTTCGCGCCCGTGCGGTAAGCGCCCACGGCGCCCGCGAGCTGCCGCTTGGTGCCGAGGTCGCGAAGATCCACCTTGCGCGTCCCCTGCGGCAGGCCCGAGGCGTTGATGACGTTCTCCATCTCGCCCAGCGACTGCTCGTGCCGCGCCGCGCGCGCGCCGGCCTCTGGCCCCAGCTGCGCGCGCGCCTCCCGCGCCGCCCCCGCCATCTCGCGCGAGTTGGCGACCTCGCCGGCCGCCCGAATGTTGGTCGGCGACACGCGGCCGGCGTTGTCGAACGCGCGCCGGATGTCCTCGAGCTCACGAGGGTTGGTCCAGCGCGGCGTGATGATTACGGCCTTGTTGGTCATGTCGCCGCCCTTGGGGATCAGCCCCATCGCGGCGGCCTCGTCTGCCATCAGCAGGTTCTCCGGGCTGGCGCGCTCCACGGCCTCGTCGGTGATGTCCACGACGTCGATGCTTTTGGCGGACTCGCGCACCGACTTCGCCAGCCCGCGCACGCTCATTCCCGGAAGCGCTTTCTGGTCGCGCATCATCCCACGCATGCGAGACAGGCCCTTGTCGATCAAGGGCTGCAGTGAGACCATTTCGTCGCCAACCTGCGCGTTTTCCGCGCCGATGGCCCCCAGGCGCGTGTTGATGTCGCCCTGTACGGCCTTGCCGAGCTCCGGCACCGCGCGCGCCTGCGCGACGCCCGCCGGGCTGATGACCTCGCCGGCATCGGTGGCCTTGCGCGCGGACTCCTCCGCGGCCTCGTAGGCCGGGCCCTTCGTCATGCCCTTGAGCCAGTGCGTGCCGCCTCCGATTGCCTCGGCAGACGCGATGTCACGCCCGCGCTGCTCCATCGGGTCGCGGACCATGTTGCGAATGCCGGTGGCCCCGGAGCGAATCGCGCTCACTCCGCCGCCCAGCGCTCCGCCCACCAGCGCCGCACGCCCGGCGCCTTCGACGGGGCGACCGGCCACCACATCCTCGCCGACGTCCTGCATTGCTGCGCCGCCTGCGCCGGCCAACGCCCCGCGTCCAATCTTGGCCAGCGTGCCGGCCCCCTTGATGACGCCCTCAGCGCCCTTGCCGGCGAGCTGCGCGGCGCGGGAGGCCAGGCCCGTGGGGGCGAGAGCTCCGCCGACCATGCCGATGATTTCACCCACCGGGTAGCGCGCCGCCGCGGCCTCGCCGCGCGCTCGGGTGCCAGGGTCCACCATCTCGCCCAGCGCCGTTCCGGCGCCGAAGGCCACCGAGCGGTCGAGACCGTGCAGCCCCGAGCGCAGGTAGCCCAGGACGTCGTCCGCTCGAGAAGAGCCAGGACTCGGCGCCTCCTCGCTCGGCATGCCCGTAGCGGGGCGCCCAGGCGGCGCGCCGGGCGCCAGGTCATCGTAGGGGCTGCCGCCGCCCACCGTACCGCCAGGCCCGCCTGCAGGGGGCGCAGCGTCGTCACGAATCTTGGCCTCGCCGATGTCCACGCGGATGTCGCCAGCAGGGCCCGCGTCGCCCGGCTCGATGCGCAGCAAGTCGTCACGAATCCGGCCACCCGCGGGGGGAGCGGCCACATCATCCAGTCCGAGCTCGGCCAGGCGCGCTCGAGCGCGCCCCTTCGCCTCCTCGGAGACGCCCGGGTCGTTGAGCAGCGCCTGAGCGCGCGCGCGGAGCTCAGGGCTTGGCATACTCGTCCTCCAGCTGCTTCAGGATGTCGTCCAGCTCGTCGTCCTTGCTGGGCGCCGCCTGCGGCTGCGCGGGAATCGGGGGCGGCCTGCGTCCATCGCCCGTCACCGGCAGAGCGTCGCGCGTGCCGGAACCGCCCGCGAACCCGCCCATTGACCCCATGTCGTTCGGCGGAATGAATGCGTCCGGAGAAAGCCCCTCGCTGGGCACTCCGCCGGTGACGGGCGAACCGCGTCCGCCGCGGCGCTTCGAGAAGTCGCCCTCGATGCGCTTGGCCTCCACGTCGAGCTGGTCGGCCGAAAGCCCGCGTCCAACCACGGCCGCATACGCCTGGTTGCCGTAGTCGGCGAGTTCGCGCGCCGAGCCGATGGGCAAGCTGGTCGATGCGTAGACGTGGTCGCGCGCGCGAATGCCGAGCTCGTGGCGCTGGCGCGCGCTTTCGTGGCGCGCGTCCTGCACCATCGACACCACCTGTTGCCGGAAGTCGGGTGGCAGCTCTCCGCCGTCCACCCACGTGCCGATGAGCTTGTCGTAGTAGTTCCACTTGCCGGCCGCTTGCGCGTCCTGCCTGCGCTCCGCGTCGGTCGCTGCCGCGCCGGTGTACGCCTTCAAAATGCCGGCCATCGCCTTGTTCTGCATGAACGCGTTCGCGTCCTCGCCAAGCTGGCGCTCCGCCAGCCCGAACGCGCGGTCTGACTCGTCGATCTTGCGCACCTCCGGCATGTACGCGGCTGCCATTTTCTCGACGCGGTCGTGGAGCTTGTACGGCTCTTCCCGCTCGAGCTGCTTGCCGGCCAGCTCGCGCTGCTGCCCCATTCGCGCGCCGGCCACGCGCTCGGCCGTGTCGCGTCCTTCCTCCTTCTCGTAGGCGTTGCGGGCGATTTCGGCGGCCTTTTCCCCGGTCACGCCGGCACCAGCAGCTTCCACGGCGCGCGCCGACCACGGGCCCGAGTTCGGGCCAAGCAGGTCGGCCACCGCGGCCTCGCGACCGCGCATAACGTTCGCCTCGGGCGACGTGTACACGGGACGATCGCCGCGCATCACACGCAGCTTGTTCACGTCCTCCGGATACGCCTCGTCGACGGAGAACTGCATTTCCCCGGGTCCGGTTGGCTCGCTGGCCCTGGATTCTCCGGGCAGCTGTACCGACAGCGACGGGTCGCGCGCGATCGCCTGCGCCCGTGCCGCCTCGAGCGCGTTCAGGTTGCCGGAGCTGGCAGGACCCACCAGGCCGGCCACCAGGTCGGCGTCGGTGGCGCGCTGCTTCTGGTCGCGCTCGTACAGGACGTTGCCCTGGTCCTGCGTCATCTTCTGCTGCTGCATTCCCATACGCTGGCCGAACCGCCGCTCGAGCGACTGCCGCGTCGCCTGCCGCTCCGCCAGCTGCGCCATCGCCGCCTGCAGCTGCAGCTTGTCGCGACGCTTCTGGGCGGCGAGCTCGTTCATGGCCGCGAAGTCGCGGCTCATGTTCTGCGTGTTGCCCATCGCCGACTTGAGCATGAGTTCGTTGCCCTGCAGCGCCATGCCGCTCAGGTCGGGAACGTACTTGCTCGGGTCGAACATTTGCATGCGCTACCCCCTGGCCAGGCCGGTCAAAATCTGCCGGTTCGCAGCGTCGGCCTGCGCGCCAATCTGCTGAATCTGCGCTCCCTGCGCGCCCACGCCGCCCTGGTAGTTCAGCGCGCCCTGGAGGTTGGTCGCGCCGCTGCCAAGCCCGAGCTGCGTAATAAGGCTCATCAGCTCCTCATCCGAGCCGATGAGATCGCCGTAGCCGCTGTTCAAAATCGAATCGAGCATGGACGTGTAGTTGTACTGCGAGTCGTTGGCGATCTGCGTGCGCCCAGTGCGCGACAGGTCTGCCTGGCCAGCGCTATCGAGAAGCGTACCGTACCGGCTGGTAAGCGACTGGTCGGCGCCACGCGCCACGTCGGCGCCCGCGGTGTATAGCGAGCGCGACGCGTTGTCGGCCGCCGTGGCGCCCTCAGTGAGCGCGCGATAGCGGTCGATGCCGGTGTTGGCAGCGTTGTTCAGCGTGTCCGACTGAGCGACGTACCTGTCGAGCGACGTCCGGTCCGCCTGGCCGGTGGCGCCGGTGTTGGCGTTGAACCGGCTCACGTCGAGCTGGCCGGCGTTGTTCAGCGCGTTGGCGCGCGAGTTGTACACGTCAACGCCGGTCTGGTCGGCCATGTTGCCGGCGTTGACGGAGGCGTTGTAGCGGCCGATGTCAAGCGCCCCGGCGTCCGCCATCGCGCCAGCCTGCGCGGAGTACGCGTCGGTCGTGAGCGCATCCACGCCGCGCGCAGCGTCGTTGTACGCAGAGAACCGCGTGGCATCGGTGAGGTCCGAGCGATTGGCCAGGTCGCCACGGCCCAGGTACAGGTCGCGAGCGCCAGCGTCGATGCCCTGGGCCACGTCGTTCTGGGCGATGTAACGCTTCAGCGTGTTTTCATCGTTCTGCGAGCGCGCGTCGAGCCCGAGCCGGCCCAGCCCAAGCGCCGCGGCATCCACACCGCGAGCGGCGTCGTTGCGCGAGACGTACCGCGAAATGCCGGCCTCATCCGCCCCGGTCGCGGCGCCCCTCTTGATGTCGTTGCGCGCCAGCGCAGAGGCAAGCGAGTAGTCGGACTCGGCCTTCACCTGCTGCCCGGCCAGGTCCAGCATCATCTCGCGCGAGGCGTCGGAGCTCGCGGAGCTGCCGAACAGCCCCCGGGCCGCCATCATCTTGTCGATGTCCTGCTGCGCCTTCTGCCGCTGCCGATCGTAATACGCATCCAGGTTGGCGTCAGGAAGCGCCGTAGGGTCACGCTGCAGCTCGTCCCAGTAGGTACCAGACGCAGTGGTCCTGTCGACGCCGCTGGCCATGGCCTCGCCGGCAGCGGCCATCTCGCGCTCGGCGGCGGTGTTCCCGGTGGCCTTGCGGTACTGCGCGTTGGGATCCGCCGCGTAGCGTGCAAGCGTGTTGTCGTCGACCAGGTTCTGGGTGCTCGCCGCCGTGGCGGATGCCTCCCCCTCGTTGCCCGCGCGGCGGTACGCAGACGGGTCTTGCATGTACTGGCCGATGCGCGTGGGGTCTGTCACCGCGGCGTAGGAGTTACCGAGGGCGCCCGCAGCGGCGCCGATGCCGGGCCCGGAAGCCGCGTAGTTGGTGAGCTGGCTCGGCCCAGACACGAGCGCACCTTGCTGCGCCATCGCACGCTGGATGTTGCCCGTCTCAGGCTCCGCGCTGCGCGCGTAGTTCATCAGGTCGCTCGTGCCGGTGACCTGGCCCTGGTTCGCGGCGATCACGCCGTACAGGCCGCCCGAGGGCGCGGCCGTGGTGTTGGCCCAGTTCTCGAACGACGTAGGCTGCGCGACCCCGGCGCCGTACGAGCTCAACAGCTGGTTCGACGCCGTGCTCTGCTGCGCGGCCTGGTACGCAGGAAGGTTGGCGTACGCCTCGGCGTAGCCCGGCGTCTGCAGCGCGGGCGCGACCGCACCGTAGGCGTACTCAGACGCGCCGGGGATGCTCATGTCGTAGCCGGGCGTGACCTGGTAGCTCGAAGGGTACGTGCGCGGCGCAGCACTGGCCGCAGGCGTCGAGGTGGTCGGGCCCACGTACGAAGACGGCGGAGCCGGAGCTGCCGCCGCCGGAACTGAGCCGGCCGCCGCGCTCCAGCCAGGGGCGGACGTGACCGACGACACCTTGGCGGTCGGCGGCTTTTTCACTGCCGCGCTCCAGCCGGGAGCAGAGGTGACCGACGTAACGGCCATGGCCTACTTCACCCCTCCACGCGGCGGCACGTTGTACCCGTAGCCGCGTAGCTTCTGCTCGAGCAGGGCCTGGGCGTTCGGGTCCTTGGGGTCGATGCCGTTCGCCCGCAGTTTGGTTTCGTCCGGCTTCCCATTCGCCCCGAGCGTGCTCAGCTGCGAGGGGAGCGGCTGCATCGCCAGCGGCGACGTGCCGAGCGGCGCCAGCTCGGCCTGGGGTCTCCCGGTGACCTCGCCCGTCATGTTGCTGAGCGGCTGCATGACGCCGAGGCGAGCGCGCAGCGCGCGCATGCGCGCCTCTGCCGCCTCGGGGCGGTAGGCGGTCATGTCCTGCTGCGAGACGTCCATCCGCCGCGTCAGGTCCTTCGCCGCCCGGTCGGCCACCTTCTGCGCGTCCTTGGCCCGGCGATTCGCCATGGTCCCGGTGATGATGCTTCCCAGCGCCATACTCCGCTCCTCAGGTCCCGCAGACCTCAAAATCCTCAACCACGCTCGCCAGCGCAAAGTCGGCAGAGTGGCTGAACTCAAAGCGCCACTGCCGCTTTCGATAGGGCCATCCTACCCCGGAAAGCTCCACCACGGGATTGGAATCCCCTGGGGACCCTACCCCTATCGGGAGGCCGTCACTCCAGGGGCCAAGGTCGTCTCTGTACTGCAGCAGCCCGGCCGTCGTGCCCGAGCTCGAGCCCGTTCCCCGCCGCAGGCATACCCTGACGCGCCACGTCTTTTTGCGGGCCAGCGTGCCGCGGTCCTGAAACCCCGTCGTCACGGCCGCCGTGATGGGCACCCCGAGGTCATCGCCGACGCCCAGCTGCAATTTGCAAAGCCGGCCGCTGGTCAGCCCGACCAGGTTCTCCGCGCCCCCGCCCGTGCGCCGGAAGTGGCTCAGGACGGGGAAAGCCGTCACCGCCCCGCTGACGTGCTGGCACCACTGCGACCAGCCGCCTGCGTACACCCAGGTCCGCCCGTCCGTGGGCAGCGTCCACACGAACGCGTCCAGGTGTCCCAGCGAGACACGGTAGCCGTAGCAGTCGCTCACGACGCCGGTCTCGTGCAGCTCGCGCTGGATGGGCTGAGAGAGCGCCCGCACGCCGCGCGCGTCGCCCAGCACGAAGCGGCGCTCTTGGTCGAGCCACGCCATCACCTGCAGCTGGCTTTGCTTGATGATGCTCGCTCGCGCAGACGCCCCGGTGTCGAGCGTCACGACCGGCGCAAAGATGCTGGCTTCGTCCGGCAAGAACGCCTGCAGGCTCCTCGAGCCGAACACGTAGAGCTCGCCCGCATTCTCGGTCAGCGCCACCACCGCGTCAGGCCTCGCCTCCGCCTGAATCAGGCCGCCCGGCGGAATGGTCCATGTCTCGTGCCCCGTGATGTCCAACGTGCCGAGCTGCACGCCGGAGGCGCGCACGTGCGACGGGTTGGCGCCATCGTTCAGCAAGATGCGCGCATTCATCGCCGCGACGTGAGAGCCGGAAGGCGGGCTACCGCCTAGCAGCTGCGCATTGGGAGACGACAGCAGCACGCGCACCGGCACGCCGCCGTCCGCGTACACAATCATCGCGTCGGTTTCTGCGACCACGGGCCGCTCCGTGCCGGTCAACTGCTGATTCGTGCCAGAGCTGCGATTGTACGCCGTTCCGGCTACGATCTGGTACACGTTGCGCAGCAGGCCGCCGCCGGTCACGAACAGCATGCCGTTGGTCGACTCGTATACCGACGTGAGCCCGTTCGCGTCGATGACACCGGCCGGCGCGCTCGCATACGCCTGGATGCCAGGGCGACGCCGGACCACTCCCACGCCATCCACGGTCACGTTGAGCGCCTGTGGCATGGCGCCGCCGAGCTCGTCGAAGCCCTGGGCCTGGTTCGGCGTGAAGTCGATCGGCTCGGACGGCACTGTGTTACTCCGCAGTCTCGGCGCCGGCCACGTCGCTTACGCAGAACCACTTGTCACGTTCGGTCACAAACACCAGACCGAATGTGCGCACGCTGTTTGCGGCCACCGCAAAGGTGGTTCCAGACGACGCCATGGAGCTCCCCCACTGGTACGTGATGGACGAGCCGGTGTCGTTGTGCACGACCAGGATTGCGTGCTCTCCGCTCGCCCCTCCTTCGTCCGCATTGATGACCCGCGTGCCAGCGCCAGCCGTGGTGCGAATGACAGACGTCTTCGCCTGGAAAATCTGAGCCACAATGGGCGAACCATTCATGTTCAGCGCATCCAACGACGCCAGCTCGCGCGTGCCACGCCGCGCCTGGGCCACGGCTGCAGCCGCAGTGCCGCGGTATGGGCCGTGCGTGGATGTGGTCAGTATCTGCGAATAGTGCGCAGAGAAGTCGTTGCCGTCCTCGAAGACGTATGCCTCCGTAGAGCTCACCATGTAGATGATGCTCTGCTGTGACGAGGAGTTGTCGTCCGGGATGCTTCTGCACTGGTGCATGCGCAGCACCGCGTAGTCGTTCACCCAGATACCTTCAGCCGCGATAGCGCCGGATCCACTGCCGGTTTGCATGTCGAACTTGGTTCTCACCAGCGTTAGTCGCGCATAACCTGGGTTGGAGCCAGACACTATTCCCTGATAGCCCTGTGCTCCGATGAACGAAACGGAGCAATCCTCTAGCACCATCTCGCCGTTGCCGTACACGCCGAGAAAACGCGTCGACGACGCGCAGTCTGCGCCCATTGTGCAGCGCACGTATCGCACAACACCGGTGCTCGTCTGGTGCAAACCAGCGCTGGCCGTCGAAACGCTAGTATTCGCGAACGCGCAATCCTCAAAACGAGTCGAGGCAGACCCGGTTACCGACACCCACGTGGTCATCGAGCCAGACTTGCCGAGCCCCAGCTTCCTGACTGCCAGCGGCATCGTTGAGCCCGTGAAAACGACAAAGTCTGTGGCCGCCCGGATGATGGACAGCGTTGGCCCTACGCCAACATACTCGACCGTCGCGTAGAGCGTGAGCCCGGCCGTAATCTGGTACGTGCCCGGCGGGAAGAACACGATGCCGCCGCCAGCCGTGTTCGCCGCCGCCGCCGCCGCGTTGATGGCAGCCAGGTCGTTGGTGGCTCCATCGCCGAGCGCGCCGTACTGCTTCACGTCGAACACGCGAGCGCGCCAAAGCGCTCCGATCGCGGCCTGTGCCGTGACGCTCACCCCCGCCAGAAGCACGTTGAAGTCGGTGGAGCCGAAGCTGGTAACAAGCTTGTTGAACGCGGCCTCAACAGAGATCGGATTTCCGGCCGCCGCCGCGCCGCCCACGTATGCGTTGCCGATGATGCTCGCGCTACGCAGCTCGACCGCGTTCGCGTCCTTGCCGTCCACGAAGTCGATGACTGTCGCGCCGCCAGGTGTCTTGACCAGGCACCGGGCGTACTGGTCCACGTAAACCTTCGCGCGACCGTTGGCGTCGAGCGTCACCGGGTTCCCCGTCGTAACCGTGCCTTCGAAGTCGGTGTAGAGCGTGAGGGGCGTGGTCGTGCCGCGTGCGTACACGTCGACCGTGCCGCCAGCGGCTCCGGCCATCCCAGCAGCAAGGGGGGCGAGTAGGTGCACGGCTATTTCCTCCAGCCGGTCGGGTGGAAAACTCTGAAGCGCAGCGGTTGATGACTGCGCGAGTACGACTTGGCAGTCTCGAGCTTTTCCTGCGAGCGCTTGTTGGCGTACGAGCAGCGGTCCAGGGCCACGCCGGACGCAAACAACAGCTGGTGGGCGAGCTCCCAAATGAAGAACTGCTCCCAGTGGCGCTCAAAGTCCAGCGTGTCTGTCGCAAGCGACACGTCGGCAACGAGCGTGTGGTACTCGTACGTAGCCGTGCCGTCAGCGTCCGGAACCGGCCACAGCGTGAGCGTGGGCGTCGGCTGGCGCGCGAAGTAGCCCGTGCTGGGCGTGCCGGTGACCGTCTTGTCGCCGATGGTTTGGTACTCGTCGATGCTCAGCACCTTGATTGGCGTCTCGTAAGCGATGCCGGTCGGGGCGAACATCACCATGCCGAGCAGCATCATTGTGCTGGTGTTCAGCGTGACCGTGGCCACAGTCGCAGTCACCGGAGCCGTGGCGCGCACCACGTGGCGGTCGATGACGGCCTCGTTCTGAATGCTCTTGCAAATCGTGTCCAGGAAATCCATGGACATCTCTCGCCGCGGACCGAACAGCGGGTCGGTGACAGACGCGCCTGGCTCCATCAGCCCGGCGAGCTGCATCGCGCGCTTCACGATCGCGTTGATGTCGAGCTCACGCGTTCTTGTTGCGGCGATTGTCACTAGTCGACTCCTAGGTCAAAACGCGCCTGCTCTTCGTCGAGCTCGCGCTGGTCGACGTCGTACGCCGCCTCCGCTCGCTCTTCGTCGAGCTCCGTACGCGTGCGGCCTACGCTGCAGTCGCGACAGTTCAGGAAGCCGTCAGCGTTGCGGCGCAGCTGGTCGAGTGGGAAGCGCACGCCGCAGTCGTCACAAAGCCCGGCGCCGCAGAGCGATGCCGTCCACTTGTGACCGATGGTGCGTTCCATGCTCTCCCCTCCTGAACCACGCTCCCCCGGCGCCTCCGCCCCGGGGGAGCAAGCGCCCAAAACGGCGCGCCGGAGGAGGCGGAAGCCTTAGCTCAGCGCGACGGCGGCGGAGCCGTCGTCCGTGCTCTGCACCACGTTCCTGCCGATGTTGACCGCCCCGCGAGTCGTGAACCCAGTGCCCGCCCCGGTCGCGCCGCCAATCGCCAGGCTCGCCTCCTCGACGAGCCCAGTGATTCCGGCCATGCCGGTAAGCGCGGCCGTGGATGTTGCCCTGCTGTTGTTGAATGCGCAGTTGGAAATCAGGATGTCCAGCGACGCGGTGGTGAGGAACTGAACCGCCCCCACAGCATCCGCGGATGTCCCAACGTTCACGATGGTGCCGACGAGTCGTAGCCGGTCAGCTCCGACGCAGCGAATGCCGGTCGTAATGGCCGACGCCGATGCGCCGTAGATGTCGCAGTTGACGATCGCGAGGTCGTCACCGGCGGCAGTGGTAGTGATGCCGATGGTGACCTTGCTGTTCGCGTCGGTCCCCATTCGGACCTTGCAGTTCACGATCTGGCAGCCTGCCGCAGAGACCGTGATGGGCGCGGCGACGTTCACCGTTCCGGCGCCGGGGTCCATGTTCAGAATGCAGTTCTCGATGCGCACGTTCGCGACGTCGAGCAAGAACGTGGCAGCCGCAGCCGTCCACGTGAACGTGGGGCGGTTGTTGCCGTTGCCCAGGCCGATGATACGCGTGCCCGCCACCAGGCCGCTCATCTGGTCGGCGGCCGAGATGTCCTCGGCATGGCCGGGAAGCACGAGCACCGTATCACCCCAGCCCGACTGGCACTGGCGCAATGCCTCGTTCAGCGTCTTGCACACGTTCGGCACGGTCGTGGCCGCCGTGATGTCCGTCAGCCGCGATTGGCCGGCGTGATGCACGTAGGCGACCACCCTTCCGCCTGGCGGCGTGAAGGTGCCGAGCTCCGTGCGCAGCCCGCCGGATGCGAGCTGGAAAGGGATCTGCGGAACGTTTCCGATCGGTAGCGTCATGGCAGCTCCTTACACGCCCACGAAGAAGATTCCGCGCGCGTTGGTCCAGCCCGTGGTGAACCGAGCGCGGATAGCAAACTTGACGATGTCGTTGTCGTTGTCCATCCAGGTGCGCTCCTGGGGACGAATGCGCCACATGAAGTTGAGCCCGTTGTCGGCGTCGGAGATGAGCGCCCAGTTGGTGTCCGTGTTCACCCAGTGGTGCACGCGGACGGGCTCCAGGTTCATCTTGTACGCGATGTTAAGCGCGTTGAACTGGCCTGCCTCTGGCGACTTCGCCGAGCCCAGCAGCACGTCCCACAGCGACTCCTGCGCCACCGGAAACACGACCTTCTTGGCCATGAGCGGCGAGATGATGCCGTTCAGGTCCGGCATGCGGGTCAGCGCGGCGCGCGCGATGGCGAGCGCCGCGTTGCTGGGCGACATCGGGGTCGCCATCGTGTTGCTGAACGTGCCGCCGTGCGGCAGCGTGTGGCTCGCGCTCGCGAGCGGAACGGCGTCGCCGCCCGGGTAGGCGGTGTTCTCGGCGCGCGCCAAGACGAGCGCGGACTCCACGTCGGCCGTGGTCCACATGCTCTTCTTCATGAAGCGCGCGAACGGGACGGCCTCCGTGTACTTGTTGTCCTCCTGCGCTTCCTTCGTGACCGTCAGCTTGAGCGCGAAGGTCTCCGGGGTGTAGCGCTTCTGGAAGCCCGCCTTGACCTGGCCGAGCGCGATTTCCGTGCCCTCTGGCTTGCGCGCCACGAGGCCGGGGCCAGCGATCTCGGTGTCATCGACGTAGGCGTCGTCGATGTCCTTCACGTTCATGAACTTCGTGAACGCGACGTTGCGCTGGATGTTGTCCGTTTTGTCGGTCAGCACCTCACGCAGCGTGGGCTTGAGCAGGCGGAAGATCTCGGAAGTTGTCAGTGCCATGTGCTTACACTCCCGTCGTCTGCGGCAGGCCGTGGTTGTCGTCGACCAGGTTGAACTGGACGAGCAACTTCACGTTGGCGCCGGCAAAGTCGCGGTTGTCACCCGTGGGCGAAATGCCCACGATGTTCAGCTGGAGAGTGTTGGTGGTGGCGTGCGTGCTGATGTCGAGCTTTGGGAACGCTCCGACGTTCAGCACCGTCGAGTAGCTGATGTCCGCGTTCTCGCCGCGGTACGCCTGGTAGGCCGCCTCGGTCGTGGCCGTCGTCGCGTCGTCCGCGTCGACCTCGAAGATGACGCCCTTGACAGGGCGCACGAGCACCTTGGTCTGGTTCACCAGGCCCGTCCACGTGGTGCCGCCGGGAACCGTCTTGGCCTTGACCGGGGCGCCGACCGCGGCGTCGTACACCTGCACGATTCCCTCGATCACGCCGTACACCTTGCCGGCGCTGCCAGCGACGGCGATGGCGACGGTGCCGTCGCTCACGCGGATGACGGCGTCGCCGACACGCAGCGGCACGTTGACCGCGCCGGGGGACGCCTGGTAGGCACTCGCCACCGGCCACTCCTCGAGCTTCTCTTCGCTCGAGTATTGACCCTTGAAGGGTCGGAACCCGTACCGCACCAGATTGTCAGCCATCGCCTATCCCTCCACGGCCAGCGCCGCTAGCCGTCCACGTTGTCGAATCGCTCCGCGCCAGCCATGTCCCTGTCGCCAGCCATGTCCAGAGCCAGCTTCGACCTGCCTGGGTCGGATTCGGCGCGCATGCGCGCCAGTGCCTTCGACGGGTCGATCGCATCGGCGAGCTCGTCGGAGTACTTCTGGGACTCGCGGTCCATCTCCCGCAGAGCCTCGACGTCGACGCTCATCAGCACGTGTCCGCGCAGCATCATCTTTTCGCCTGGGATCCCGAACGGGCGTCCGGCGAACTGCAGCGCCTGGGAGCGGGCGCGCGTCAGCGCGTCTCCCTTCAGCCCCTCAAACGTCGGCCACTGCTCGACGCGGAACCCGACCTGCTCGTACATCGACGGGCAGAAAATGGACCGCTGATCCGAGCCGTCGTCGATGAGCCGGTAGTGCCGGCGCGGGTCCTTGTTCAGAATCCGAGTTTCGTCAACCCGCACGCCAGCGATGTGGCGGAACTCCGGGTCCTTGCGGGGCGCGCTTTCGGCGTTTCTCTGCTGCGGCAAAACCATGGGCTCTCCCAGACCGCCTTGCAGACCGGTCTGGGTCCCCACCTTGCTCCGCAACGAAACGGCCGTGGCACCGCCCGCTGAATCAGACGAGCCCCGCCTGGCTGGGCGGGGCCGCCGATTCGCAAACGGTAGCTCCACGGCCGGGCAGGTGTCAAGCGGGAGGCTACGCGCGCTTCATTTTGACGTTCTTGTAATACATCCTCCGCCGCTCGGCTGGCTCGGGAATGTGCGCGTAAAGCTTCTGCGCGACCTTGTTTTCCTCGACTGTGATAGTCATGCGGCCGTTTGGCGACGGCGGCGCCGCGGCTCCGTTCGAGCCCGTGCCGGTGTACTTGGCCTTCTGCTCTTTGGTCGGCTTGGGGCGCTCGCGGGTGGCTGGTGAGAAGGCTTCGCCTCGCAGCTTGGCGCGCCCGAACCGCATCGACTCTTCGACCAGCTCCACCTCGTCGTGCGGCTTCCCCTCGCGCTTTTTCTCCATGTAGTAGGTGTCCGCGTAGCGCAGGCCAAGCGGGTCTTTGACGACGTCCTGGTAGCGTCCCATGACCACCTGGATGGCCGGGTTCGGAGCTGGTCCCGGTGGCGGTCGGTTGGCCGCCCTGCGCCGCTCAAGGTATCGCTCTTGCGCGTCTGCCTCGAGAATGCGCAGGTTGGCATCTTCGTTCATCACGCGCTGTTCGACTTCGGGCGTGTAGTTGTCCTTGTTCGCCCTCACGACCTGCTGCAGGTCCATGCGTGCCTGCTGCACGGCCTGAATGTCGCGCCGATACAGCTCTCTCGCCTCCTCTTCCAGCTCCTGCACGGATCGCTGTGGGGTGGGCGGCTGACGCGTCGCTGCTAGCTGCGCCTCGAGCGCCATGCGCCGCGCGCGCTCCTCTTCGAACGCGCGCTGGGCCTCCGCATAGCGATTGGTCCTGCGCTCCTCGCGCGGCTGCCTCGGCTCCTCCACGCGCGGCTCGTCGCCGGGCTCGCCGTCGTCACCAGGCTCTTCGGCAGGCGGTCGCTCGCCTTCGCCTTCGACCTCGATGTCGGGCTCCGGCTCGCGCTCAACCCTTTCGCCACCCTCCGCTTCCCTGGCAGCGTCGAGCAGCTTCTGTTTGTCGCGGTCGTTCGCCGCGGACGAATCAACATCGCTTGGTGCGGCCATGGTCAACTCTCCATCCACGGAAGCTTGGGCGACCACGGAGCGCCGCTCGGGCCCACGATGCGGTGCTCCTGACCGCTCATCGTGTCGAACACATCAACCCTGCACAGGTTGTTATCGATGGCGTCGGCCAGGTCCTCCGAGTCCACGATGTCGCCGACGCGCAAGAGCGCTAGGTGCTTGCTGTCGTGGTCGTCGAGCGGCCTGCGATACAGGCTGTTGACGCAGAAGTGCACGACGTGACCCACGTCCATGCCCTGCGAGCGCAGCACGTCGAGCGCGTTCAGACCGGCGGACACGATGATGCCTCGCGGTGTGTCGTAGGCCTGACGGGCCTTGGTCGACTCTGACTTGTCGATGTCGGTGCCGTGGAACTTGTCTCCGCCGTACCACGGCTCCGGCCACTGCCACACGAGCACGCGATCGAACACGGCTTGGCATTTCGTCGCGCGCTCGAACGTCTCCGGCGGCATTTCGAACTTGGTACCCTTCAACAACTCGATTCGTTGCCGCAACAGCGGCGGTATGCGATCACCCATTCTCTTGCTCCCTTCGACCGGCTACTCGCTGAGTCGCCGCAACATCTCTCTCAAAACTCGAAGATTCTCGTACGCGCCGCGCACGATCGGGTCTGTCGTTCGCTCGCACGCAACCTCGAGCGAGCCATTCGCGACCGAGACGGCTGTGCGCAGGTCTTCGCGCATCTCCGCGGCCGGGCGCATCGCCAACCACTCCGCCATCTCGGCCCTGGCAATCTCGTCGCCATCGGACATGGCCTACACCCCCGGCCCTGGCGACGGCGTGCCGCTGGAAGTGCCGTTGGTGGGTGGCGCAGGGGGACGAGCTGGTTGCGGCTGCTGGGCCGGCTGTGGCTGTGGCGGAGCCCCGCCGGCCACGGGCGCTCCAGGGGGCGGCTGTGGCATCGGCAGGCCCGTCGCCGGGTCCACCATCGGCGGGGGCGCCTGCGGGATGTTGAGGCCGGTCGGCGGGGGCGGGATGGGCGGACCCAGCAGCGGAACCAGCTCGTCCTTGCCGCGCGAGATGAACACCTCCTTGAACGCCGCCTGGACCAGCGCCGGGTTCGGCGGGATGGTCGGGTTCGGCGTCGTCACCATCGCGAACAGCTGGTCCGCCTCCTGGATGCGCGCCGCTTGCGAGGCGAACCGCAGGTCGGTCTTCATGTACACGCGGTAGTCGCGCTCGTACAGGCGCCTGCCGATGCGAATCTCCTGGGAGGTGCCGAGCTTGTGGTTGTTCACGAGCGCGATCTCATCCTCCGGCAGGAACTTCGCGTTGAGCCTGCCGTTGTTGACGATGATGCGCTCCACGAGCTTCGCGTACTTGCCCGTGATGAAGCTGGCCTGCTTGGTAGCCTGCTCCAGCCGGCCCTGAAATCCGCGGTACGTCTCGCCGCTCTTCCCGGACTCGCCGGACAGAATGCCGGGAGCACTCGCCGCAGCCGAGCTCAGCTCGCGCGTGAATCGCACCATGTCGAACAGCTGCGGGTTGGCCTGCGACGGACGCATCTCCAAGAACGCATCCTTGAGCTCGCCGGGGCGGATGCCGGGCACGCACGTGAACATGCCGGGCTGAACCTTGATGTCCTTCGCCTGCGTCGAGCCGCCCGCGTACAGGCCTCCCCAGGAGTTGGCCACCGTGCCCTGGTCTACGAACTGATTCACCATCACGTTCGATGCCAGGTTCAGGTCGGTGAGTACGCGGCCGGTTCCCATCCCGCGCGGCCCCGCTGGCGGCTCGATGCCCTTGCCGTGCCCGAACATGTGAATCGGAACCTGCCTGGTCGGCTCGACGTCGAAAGACTCGTCCATGAGCGAGACGGGGTCGTCCGCCCACGAAGGCGGCGGGGGAGGCTCCGGCGGTGGCGTGGTAGGCATCGCCATGCCCGTCATGGGGTCCGCCATCGGCTGCGGCAGCGTGAGCGCCTGCTGAAACGCCGCCATGCCGGCGCGGTATGCCTCGAGTTCGCGCGACTGCTTGTCGAAGCGCGCCCGGTCCTTCCAGTCGTCCTCCATGTGCAGCGTCAGCGACATCACTTTCTTCGTCTGCCACTCGATGATGACCTTGCAGTACATCTCGTTTGGCTGGTCCGGCAGCTCAATCCAGCCCTCGTAATGCACGAACTTGTGCGGCGCCCTCTGGTCCGGCCCCGGCTCGTCGCCGTCGAGCTTCTTCTGCGCCTCCGCCATCGGATGCGTGATTTCGTCCTCATCGAACGACGGCTTCTTCGCCAGCACCGTATCGACTTCGTGCCAGTTGCCGCGGTAGCGTTGCAGCTCATATCGGTACAGGCGCAACCACTTCGCGACCCATGGACAATCGGAGTAGTCGGGCGTCGTCGTCGTGTACATGTACGGCACGATGACGTCGTCCGGCGTCAGAATCTCGTGCCGGTTCAGCCGCCGATGGGCGTCGTAGTACGAGTGCGACGTGACGTCGCCGGGGATGATGAAGAACAGGGCGGCCCGCTCGAGCTGCGCCGGAAGGTCGATGAGCTCGGTGCGCAGCTGGTGGTTTCCGTGGCGCGTGAGCAGCTCGGCCACGTCTTTGTCGTCGGGGCCCACCGGCAGCACCGAGAAGAAGTCGCCGCCGTCTCCAACAACCTCCACGTACATGCGCATGTAGAGCCGCGATACATCCTCGAGCACCTGCGGCACGTGCATGTTCGCGCAGTCCTTGAACGGCGCTTTCTTCTCGGGCAGGTCACCGGCGAACATTCGCCACTGGTCGCGAGCGTTCTTGCGGTACTTCTCGGACGCGTTCCAAGCGTCGTTGACCTCGTCGTAGACGCTGGTGCCGATCTTGCGCACAGCCTCCTGGCCGGCCTTCGTGCGCATCATTTGCGGAACCATGTTCGGCGCGTTGAGGTCGTATGTGACGCGCTTTTGCGCTGCGTCCGCATCGTCCTCCTGCTCTTCGTCCGCATCGTCCTCCTGCTCTTCGTCCTCGACCGGTACGAGCTCCTCCTCGGGCGGCTCTACCTCGATGTCAATCTTCGCCATAGCCACCCCTATACGTAGATCCCGTAAGCGCCCTTGCCGGACGTCACGCCCGAACTCTTCGGCTCGTCAAAAACCTTGTCCAGCTCATCGGCGGCGGCCCTGTCTCCGCGCGCCACGTCGCCAGCATTGCCGGTGGATGCCCAGGCCGTGGCATACGCCACGGAGTCGGCGGCGTGGTCGTCGTCGCTCTTCAGCCACTCCTCCGGCTTGTCCGGGTCAACCAGCAGCTGGGGAATGGTCGTGGTCGCGTAGACGCAGTTCGACATGAACATCAGCCCGGGGAGCCGCGTCCCGCCCTGGTGGCTCTTGAGCAGCTTCGTCATGCGCTGCGCGTGGTGCGCGCGGCTTCCCGGCGACTTGTCGGCCTGGTGCCAGATGATGCCGTTCTCCTGGAATACGTCGACCTTGCGCTTGGCGCTGTCGCCGCGCTGCTCCCAAAGCTGGGTGTCTGCCGGGCCCGAAATCATGCTCTTGTTAGCTCGCTTGTCCCATAGCCCGTGCCGAATCTCAATGCTCTTCACCCGTTGCGCCACCTGCTCATCGGTCAACTCCTTGAACTTGAGCTCCTCGAACGCGATGAGGCCGCCGTCGTCGTCGATGGCCCACCAGTGGATGCAGCCGGGCATCCGAAAGCCCCAGTCGCACGAGCGGAACACGCGCCAGTGGCTCGGGATGCGGAACGGACGCACCACGTGGATGCGCGAGTCCCACACGCTGCCGAAGAACGCGCCAACTTGGTAGTACCAATCGCCGTCTAGGTAGGCGCGAATGATATGCTCTGGCAGGTCGAGCAGGCTCGCCTCGTAGTCGGACGCGTACTCCCGGTTTGGGTTGTCGCTCAGCCTGCCTGGCAGGTACATATGCGTGCGCCGGAAGCGCGTGCCGTCGCGGCGCGTGCCCATGCGCACGAGCATCTTGCGGCCAGCCGGATGCGGGTCGATGAACATCTTGCGCACCCAGTCCGGGTCTGCGCCTGGCGACTTGCCAGGGTTGCTCATCGAGCGCGTGCAGCGCATCGGTCGCAGAACAGGGTCTGTCGATCGCACGCGCGAGCGCAGGCCGTCTATCTGCTTCTTTTCAAACTGGGTCAGCTCATCCGGGCCCAGGTGCGTGTACGCGCTTGACAGGTATTGCTCGTGGTCGTTGCTGTCCTTGCAGTGGCCAAACTGAATCTTGTATCCGCTAGCAAACGTCCACGTGTTCGACTTCACAGAGAAATCGGCTTTGCGATCTATCTCCGGATAAATGCGCTGCGTGGTGTCGATGGTCTGCTGCAGTTGCTGCAGCTCGCGACGCAGGTGAAGCGCCCAGCCGGTACTGCGGCCCCAGCGAATCGGGTACGGATGCGCGCGGTCGCTGCAACGCTGGTGCTCTACGATTACCTGCTTCATCGGATCCATGATGAGGCACAGGGTCTTGCCAACTCCGGCGGCGCCTGCGCCGAGCAGAAAATCCGCCGGGCACGTGTGGTACTCGGTTTGCCACTTGCTCGGCTTGTAGATGTAGCTCGCCGCCTCCTGCAGGTCGTTCTCGACGCCGTAGATGTTGCCTGGCGCGCTCACCCGCGCAGCCTACCAATGGCGACGTGGAGCGCGCTCGCGGCGGGCGGAGCTCCCAGGACCACGCGGTACGTGTTCAGGGTCAGCATCGACTCCGTGGCCAGCGCTTGCACCGTGCGCGTCGCGTTGTCCCAAATCACCGCGCGCACCGCGTATGTGTTGAAGTTGTGCGCGAAGTCGAACGTGGTGGCCACGCCGTCGCCGAAGTCGGCCTCGAACGGCGGCTCTTCGAGCGTGTCGATGCGCGCCTCATGCGCCACGCCAATCACCTCGAGCGCTTCAACTCGTACGTCCAGCGCGGCCACGTCGACGTCCGCCTCGTTCGCCTCTTCGATCAGCTCGATGACGGCCGGTACGATTTCCTTGTTGACCGCCTGCAACAGGCGCTCTTGCTCGATGGGACGCTTGGAGACGCGCCGGGTGATGGTCACGGCACGTTCCTGGTGTACGGCTCGAGCCCGCTCATGATGGCCTTGTAGAGCGTCACCCTGGCCGGCGGCGAGTCGGGGCCCTTCTCCGCCCAGACCTTGCGCTGGTGCTCGTCCATGCGCTGCCAGGTGCGCATCCCGTGCGCGTAGGCGCCCAGGGAGCGGCACAGCTCGCGGTCCGCCTCGAAGGCCACGCGGGCGAGCTGCTGGCGCGCAAGCGGGCGCTGAGGCACCTCTGGCAGCCAGTCGCCGGCCACGTAACGAATCTCGATGTCCTGGTTCGGCCGGTCGAGCTTCACCATGGACGAGCCGCTGCGCCGCACCAACCACCCGAGCTCTCCCGTGCGCGCGCTACGCACCAGCTCGCGCTGCTCCGGAGGCGGGTCGTAGTTGGCGGGGAGCTCGCGCCGGTCGCCGTTCTCACTCATCGCGCACCACCAGCTCCTCGTACACCTGCACCTGAGTCGGGAACACCGCCAGCACATTGAGCTGCATCCCGCTCCGCCCGGCGTCGCGCACCGCACGCGCCTTCGCCAGGCTGCTCACGATGCTCTTGGCAGCGCTGATGCCGATGGGCGCATCCTTGAGCGACATCATGCTTGCGCGAGCCACCCTGAGCCGCCTGTGCGCGTCCTCGGCGCCGAGCTCGCGCACCCACGCCTCGGGCGGCTCTTCGATGGCCGGGTCGATGTCCGCCCAATAGGTCATGTCGTCCACTATGCGCAGATTGCTCGAGTAAATCTTGTCCTCGAGCGCCGCGAGCTTGTCCTCCTGCGACTCGCCAATCCGAGCGGCCAGCGCCTGGCTGACTGTTTCACGTGAAACGGTCGCGCAGTGCGCTTGCGGGGCCTCGATGACTTCGACCGGCGCATGGAGCAGCTGGTGATGCGGATGGTTCTTGGCTTCGTAGCGCCCTGGACAGTTCTGCGATCGGTGCTCTCCGCCGCAGTACGCGCAGCTCGTCGTCTTCGCGTCCGCTGGCTCGTCCCACGCGTCTAGAATCGCCTCGGTCACAGCGCCATCGTGCACCGCCGACCGCCTGGCTGCAATAGCATCCGCTCAGGACGCCCGTTCGACACACCGCCGTCCCCAGCCGCTTCCTGCACCGCCCGAAGGCTGCTCAACCCCAGAGACGCACTGGACTGCACGGCCGGCTAGACCTGCTTGGCGCGGCATCCGGCTACAACCGAGACGACGCGCGCGAGACAGCCACACTGAAAATAGGCGTGTCAATGCATAAGTTTTTACGCACCAAAAACACCGTGTAGCAGGAGGTGGTGCGTAAAGGTTTACGCACCTATTTGTGAGGTGGATTGCCAGGATATTTCACGGTGTCAGGTAGATATCAGGTAACCTGATATTAGCCAACATTGGCTGCGTAAAGGTTTACGCACCACGCCGAGCCGATCGCACAAAACCATGCAATATCAACTACTTGAGTTGATTTGATGGTGGTTTGGCGATCGGTCCAAAACAGGCTATGCAGGCAGCTCGACCAGCAATTCGCTGTGGCGCTCCCTGGCTGCCAGGGCGGCTGCGTCGTGCAGTTCGATGCGCTCGAGCTTGCCGAAGCGCGTCCGGAAGATGGGCGTAGCCGGGTCGCGCAGCGCGATTTGCAGCGCGTCGAGGCCTCGCAGTGTGGTCGTGTGGTGCGTGCCCATGGTCGTGCTCCTGTGCCAGCGATAAGCACGGAGCGCGCCGCTGGCTAGGGATCGGGCGATTGTAGCACAACGTCGATTCGAACGCCGAATGGCTTCGGGAACTCCTGCCCGTAGTGGTAGCGGACGACGCGCCTCAGGCGGTCATCAACGCCAACGAAGGCGGCGAAAGCGTCTCGAACGCTCTTGAGAGCGCTCACCACGCCGTCGTCGTCCATCTCGCGCGGCCCAAGCCTGGTGAGCGTCACCGACCACGGCGCGGTCTCGCTAGGCTTAGCCAGCGCTCTCCAGTTGGCGCCCAAGAGCGCGTATCCAACGGCCTCCCTGACGGCTGCGCGTTCAGCCTGGTCCACGCGCCAGTGACGACGCGTGTTGAGCTGATTACGGGTGCGCAGGCCGTCGATGGAGACGGTTAGATTCACCCAAGGGCATCCGGCTCGGACATCGGCAGCTCAGGCTCCGATGCCGCCGCAGGCTTCGGCATGTCGTAGTTCGCCTCCGCCACGACCTCCATAATGCGCTTGCGCTGTGACTCGCTGTACTTCGACAGCTCGCGCACGATGCGGCTTGCGCTGGTGAACTGCCCTCTCACGTTGACGTCGATATCGATCTTCGCTTTGGCCATCTCGCTCCTCATTCCTGCGCTCTCGCGCAAAATCACTCCGAGACGCGCTCGTATGTCTCTGCGAACGTCTCGGCTGGACACGGGTAGTAGTCGCCCGGGGTTGTGCCTCGCATGATCCAGTCGCCGACATTCACGCCGACCACCCCGTTGGGCGTTCTGACGTCGATGCCACACGGATCGTCGTTGTTGAAGATAACGCGAACGTGGTCGGGCGCGAACCCAAGCAGTTCTCCAGTGTTTTCGCCAGTGTACTGAACCGCTTCGATCACGACCGGCTTTTTCCTGTATTTGGCCATCTAGCACCATCCATGCGCTCGCGCGCGAAAAGCGGCAGACTATTCAACCGGTCTGCCAGCGGCACTTGTTTTATAAGGTCAGATTGCCGTCTCTCCGAGCTGTCACGACTTCTGCTTTTAGGCACCCCACGGGTGGTTTGGGCAGTGTTTGGCCGTCGTTCTACCAGCCGCGAATCCGGTCGCGTGCCACCCCAGGACCTGTTTGGGACGGCCCGTCCTCCCTCAGTGCCGGTCTCTCCCGGCTGTCACGACCGCGTTATCCGGGGGATTCCCACCCCACTACCGGCTGTCGTTTCCGGTGCCCAGCCCTCACGCTTATAGTCTGTGCTGCTGGGTCACGGGCCGGACTCTGAGCGCGAGTCAGCGCGCGCCACGCCTAGACCTTGTTCGTACCCTCCACCCCTCGCTTCATGCGCTCCCGCGTGCGATGCAACAGCCAGTGCTGGGCATCCTGAAGGTGCGTCAACACGATGGCGTTTTCCTGGCACGAGAACGGGCCGGACTGGAACCCGCGCATCCGGTCGATGAGCACCGCGAGCAGCGCCTCGTTCGTGAGGCCGTTGACTCCAACCTCCTTGATGGGACCGCGCTGGAACTGGATTCCCCACGTCTCCGACGACGGCTCGCCCTGCTCCGTGTCCGGAAAGCGGCGGGTGATCGAAAGAACGTAGCAGTGACTCGCATTGCCGTACTTCGCGTCGGGCTCATCCGCGCTGATCGTGATGGCCTCATTGCACTCGTTGACCTGGTGGTCCCTGATGATTCTCGTCATGCTTGCTCCTCTTGCCAACCAAGGCACCCCACCCCGTCTTCAGGTGGTCTACGTACGAAGCGGGGTGCCCGGCCGAACTCCTTTCGACGCTGGATCGCCGAACTCGGCGAGGTAGGCAGGCGGCATGCGCACGTCGAGCAGAGCGGAGATTGGCCTGCGCGCGACGCTAACACGGTTCTGCTGGTTTCCGCCCAGGCATAGCACCCACTCGCTCGACCAGCCGGCGCACCATCCGGTGTGACCGGTTCCCTTGGAGTCCGGGTCCGACTTGCCGAACACCAGGATGCCTCCAAGGCACAGCTTGTAAGGAACGCCGTAGCGCAGCCAGCTCGAGGCCGCCTTGTTGCGTGTGCCTGGGTACCCGCAGGACTGCATCCCGGCGTTCACGAGCGACGAACACCAGGCCACCGAATCTGGCGCCGCACCGGCCGCCGTGTGCGAGTGGTACCAGACGATGCGCGGGTGGTCCTTGTCGCCGGGCGCCTCGAACACCGCCATCTCTCCGAGGCCCCACAGGAGCCAAGGCGGCCCCCAGGTTACGCCTGGAACGAGCTGGTCAGCGGTCAGCACGCCTTCACCATGTACATCGTCGGAACCGTCTTCAGGAACGAGGGCGAAACGTACCAGCGAACCTCCGGCTCCCACCAGTGGAGCTGCGTGAACGGCTCACCGTCAAACCCAAGCGGCTCGAGCAGCTCGACGCGCGCGAACGCGCCAATCTCGCGCTCGAGACGCCCATCGTTCCACCAGCGCCGGTCGCACTTCACTGGTGACGCTCCCTGAAGTCTCTCGCGCGAACCGAGTCGAAGTAACGGCGGCGCCACTCTTCCAGGCGCTCGACCGCCATGTCGGCGTCCTCTTGGCCGTATCCGGCCTCGATCTGCTTGGGCTCCAGAAAGCTGCCGGCGAACTCCGAAATCTCTTCGTCGGAGAGCGTGTAGCCGGCGAACTCGGCCAGCGCGTCGAAGAGAACGTCGTTCACGAACCCGTAGTCGTCGGCGCACGATACCAGCGACAAGATTTCGCTCAGCTCGACGGTCACGGTTCTCATGGCTGCACCGCGGCTTGCGGCGTGAGCAGCTTGCGGCGCGCCCAGGCACCGAACGACTCCTGCGGCGCCGCTTCCTTGCGCCAGAGCCGCATCATCGACGCCTTCGTGGTCGGCGTGCACTTTACGCCGCTCAGGTTCTTCGTGGCTCGCTCCGGTTCACGCATGCCTGGACGATAATAGAATCCAAATAGCCAGTCAAGCGCTTGCATCCGATTAGAATCCAGTCTAGCTTCTGGGCGTGGTTGAGCAGGCGGACAGGTTTTGCGTCAAGTGCGGCGTGATGGCGCCGCCGGGCCAGCTCGATTTTGCGTGGGACGTGCACTTGACACCGCCGGAGATGACGCTTGCCCGCCGCATCGGTGGCACGCCGTTCATGACGTGCTCGCGCGAGTGCCGGGCTGCGCTAGGACTGGCTGAGCGCAAGCTTTGGCCGGACCCGAAACCGCCGGATGTGGAAGGATGGTGAGAGCGTGTTGAAAAGAGAAGAACTGAGCAATCCCAATAGCTGCATCAACAAATCAGACGATGGAGAGCCGCTGTTCGTGCTTTGCGCGCGCGACAAGCACGCGCCGGCCGCGGTCCGAAAATGGGCCGATGACTACGAGGCGGCCGGCGGCCGGCCTGAGAAGGCCGCCGAAGCTCGCTCTTGCGCAGATAAGATGGACGCGTGGCGGGAGCCGACCTTGGGCGACGGCACTCCCTGCGCTGAGGCGGGATGATCATGAGCAGGCAGCGTTACGAGATCTCGATCTGCTACACGGACAAGGGCGGCACCAAGCGGTACGTCAACGGCATTGGCTCGCTGTGGTTCGACGGCACGCGCGGCAACATCGACCTGCCGCCTGGCGTCGCGCTGACCGGCGGTTCGCATTACATCAACGTCGAGCTTCCGCGAGACCAGCGCCAGGCCGGCGGTGGGCAGCAGGGCCGAGGCGGGCAGGGGAACCATGGGCGCGGCGGGTGGGACGATGATGGCGGCTAGAGCGCGTGCTTGACGTAGCGATCGCGCTTGTCCTGTAGCTGCTTGTGAAATAGCTCCATGATGCGCCCGACTTCTTCGTCGGTGAGCCAGCGCAGCTGTCGCTTGTAGACCTTGGTCATGTACCACTCCTTTCGAACCAGCGGGTAGAGCTCGATGCCAAGCTGGGCGCACAACCTTCTGAGCGCGATCGAGGTGACCCGTGTTTTCGATGACTCAGCTAGTCGCTCGCGCACTGCGCGGAAGCTGTGAAAGCCTGGCCCTGGCCGCAGCCTGTAGTCGTTGCGGTGCTCGCCGTTGCGGAGTTCTGCCATGAAGCCGATTCTGCGGGGCGATTTCCTGATTGTCGACGGTGTTCCGTATTGGGAATACGCCAAATACGCGGCCGAGTGCCGTGGCGTGCTCATTCCGCGTGAGCCACATCCAAGCGTCGCGGCGCTCTCGATTCGGCACGGGCACGCTTACGTCGCTAGCGTCGGCGTCATCGAGCACTGGCCGCTGCTGATGTTCGAGTGGCTTGTCACAAGCCACTCGGCACCGCCATCGCTCGCGCACGCCGCGGTTGAAGCTCTGATGTTGGTAGGAAAAGAGTACGCCGTCGTGACCGCGGGCGGCGTGCGCCCCGTGATGGTGGTGGACCGGCGCCGTGGTGGCGTGGGCCTGCGCAAGATGGCCGAGCGCCTTGGTTTTGCTTCCAGGAATGAACACCTGGAAGTGCTGGAGGGATGAGATGGACGAGCAAGAAAAGATCGGCACGGCCGCGGATGTTATCCGGCCAAGAAGCAGCGTGGCCTTCAACCCGCCGCGCGACGACCACGACCAGGCGGTGCTCAAGGAGATCGAACGCCAGCGCGCGCTTTGCGATGGCGGCGAGGCCATGCAGAAGGAGCTCGAGCTCAAGCGTGCGATGTTCCTGCAGCACGCCGGCGGTGTGCTGGACACAGCGCAGGTGGACACGGCCATGCTTGCGAACGCGCTGGCGCGCATGAGCCATGAAGTGGAGGGCGTGGCTCGGGCCGTGTCGCGCCTGGACGAGCTCGTGCGCGTTCTGCTCGAAACCAAGGCGCCGTTCACCGAGGACGACATCATCGCCATCAAGGCGCACGTTCGCCACCCCGGAGCGCTCGAGGCGGCCCGCCTGCGCGAAACGATTCGGTGCGCGGTGTTGGCGGTAAAGGCCGGCGCCGACGACGCGGCTCTTGCGATTCTCGGAGAAGGCAAATGAGCAAGCGAAGGGTGAACGGCACTGGCATGGCGCCGTCGCGGGCCAGCATGAGCCTCAACGAGCAGGAGGTCGACGCGCTGTTGTACGTGATGGCCAGGCTCGAAACGTTCTCGCAGCGCGCCGCGATTGTGCCACTAAAGCACGAGAAAGCCTACGCGAGCGTGCGAGAAAAGTTCATGACGGCGCGCGGCTCCATCACTGCGGCGATGGCCGCGAAGCGGGCCCGGGAAGGCGAGGCGGCGCAATGAAAGACCTCAGCGAGAGCGCGCAGGTACTGGCCTCGGCGGAGGCCTGGCGTGCCAGACACGAGGGGCCGCAAGGCTGGGCGGTGCGCCAGGACGGCACGAGCGCAAAGGACGTGTACGACCAGTTGTGCCTGGTAGGCCCGAACGCGACGGCGGAGGACGTGGCGTTGCTCACGGGCGACAAAACGCTCGTCGAGGCGCGGCGCTGCACGGAGTGCGGCAAGCGCACGTGGGCGTGCGTGTTGCTGGGAGACTGCATCGCCTGCGCGCGCTGCACGCACAAGGCGCTCGGGGTCGTGATGGGTCTGGTGCGGCCATGAGCGTCGACGGGCGCGGATTCGATCGCCTCCCGTCTCCAGCTCAGCTGTGGGCAGCCAGGGAGACGCGCATCAGCATAAAGGCCATCGAGTTCGAGGCGCGCATCCGGTCCGCCATCGCCAGCAAGATGGTTCTGGGCGATAGCGGGATGTGTCTTGCTCGCGAGTTTCGACCGCGGCTCAACGAGAGGTACAGCCAATCAGTCTCCAGTCTTACCCAGCAAGAAGACGACGCGCGCGAGGTACACGAAGAGCTCCCGTCAGCGTCGGAAAGAGCGGAGGCATGGTCTATTGCGCGTAGGCACGTGCTGAGCGCCGTTCGTGAGGCCGGCTGGGATGCTGACCTCGACAAGTCCACCTGGGAGCTTGTGTGGTGGCCGAAAGGCACGGTGCGGCCGTGAGAATCGGAGTCGTCGTTCCAGAGCTGATGGGGCACATGAACCCAGCCATCGAGCTGGCGCGCGAGCTCGGCCATCTCGGACACCAGGCGATACTCGTGACGCGTCCGCCGGGGCATGAGCGCGCATCTAAGCTCTGGGTCGGCCATGCGCTTTATGCGACCGAGGCGCCGGGGCGCGCCGAGCTCGGGAAAGAGTCCGGCCTGGCCGCGCTGCGAGCGCTGGCGACGTATCTGCGCGCGGCGAACGCGCAGCTCCTTGGAGGTGCCCTGGACCTTCTGTGCGGCGAGCTCGAGCTGGATGCGCTCGTGATCGACGAGACGCTGCAGGGCGCCTGCCTCGTGGCCGCGCGGCGGGGGATGCCGTACGCGACGTTTTGCGCGGCGTTGTCGATGTCCTACGACCCGGCCATTCCGCCGCCCATCTTTGCCTGGCAGCCGGCGAGCGGCTGGGCCGGGAAGCTGCGCGACCGCCTTGGCTGGAACTACTTCGCGTGGGTCTTCCGACACGTGTGGAGCGATCTCGAGCGCTACCGCGAGGCGCACGGAATCCCGCTGCACGACGCCGATGGCAACAGCGTGTACGTGGGCCGCGCGCAGGTCGCTCAGCAGCCTTTCTGGCTCGACTTCCCGCGCGCGTGGGAGGCGCCGTTCCTGGCCACGGGAGCGTGGGTGACGCGCGACCAGGAAGAAGTCCCGTTTCCGTGGTTCTGGCTCGAGCCCGAGCGGGGGCTGGTGTACGTGTGCATGGGCACGATTGCGCACGACCAGGCGGCCGTGAGCACGATTTGCAACGCCGTCCAGGCGGCGGCCAAGACCGGCGCGCAGGTGGTCGTCTCGACCGGTGGCAACGGCCTCGCCGATGGGGCTTTGGTGAGCGTTCGCGAGCTGTACGCGGCCGTGCGCTTGAAGCTGTTCGGCGAGGATGGCTACGGGGCCAAAGACGTGCTGGTGGTGCCCTGGGCGCCGCATTACGCGCTGATCGCGCGCGCCGACGTCGTGGTGACCAACGCCGGGCTCAATACGACGCTCGCCTGCATTCAGGCGGCAAAGCACACCGTCGGGTACCCACTGTCGTTCGACCAGCCAGGCATCGCGGCGAGGATTCTATTTGCATCCAGTGGCGCGACGCGGTAGGTAACGATCTGGAGGTGCACATGGCAACGGATCGACGAGTGGTGAGGATTGGACCCGAGGCTCATCGTGTGGTGGCTACGCGCGCGAAAGAGCGCTCGCTGTCGCTGAGCGAGGCGACCGACGAGCTCGTGATGTACGCGTTCAACCGGCTCGAGGCGCTGCGCAAGGATCGCGAGAAGCGCACTGCGGCGGAGGGCTGAGCCATGGCGAGCGTTACGCGGTGGATTCAGCGCACCATTAGGCAGTTCGAGACTGGGCGCAGGACGCTTCGCTACGGCAGCAAGCGCCGCACTGGTCGCAACTTTTTCCAGCGCGCTGCGCTTCGGCAGGTGCGCGCGAGGCCGCGGTGACCAGGGTGGCATGGGGCGCAATCACGCTGGCGGTGCTGCTGGTCCTGATTCTCGGCTGCCTGGTGGTGGCGCTGTGCCTTCTCGGCATTGCGCTTTGGCTTGGGAGGCGTTGATGAGCGACGCTTCTGAGGACGAGCGTGCGTGCAGCGCCCTTCGGCAGAGCTACGTGGCGAAGGGCCGCGGGCGCGAGCGTCACTGGGTGATTTGCCTTCGGCGCCCAGGCGGCCCATGGGAGGTCTGGGGCGGTTCCGAGACACGTGAGGACGTGGAGCGTATCCGAGAAGGCATGCTCGAGCGCAGGCCTGGTTTGAGGGATTTGGAGTGGTCGCTGGTCGGCCCGGGAGGTGGGTTATGAGACGAAAACTGACGCGAGCCCACTTCGAGCGAAGCATTCCGGTCGACCTCGACGATTCCGACTGGGAAATGCGGTTCGGTTTGTCCTGCGCACCATGCAACGGCTACCTGGAGGCGGCGCGGCTGGTCGAGGCGGAGCGCGAGATTCGAACTGGGAGGTTGATGCGATGAGCGACAAGAAAACTGTTGAGCTGAGCGCCCTGGACCGCGCGGACCTGCGCGACGTGCTGCTAAAGTCGGCCGAGGCGTTCCAGGAGGCGGCGGATGATTGCCAGCCGCACGTGACGATGCTCAAGGCTCACCTGCAAGGCAGGGCCGAGCGCTTCCGGCAGCTCGCTATACTGTTCGCGGTGCTCCTCTGCGGCTGCGCAGAGGAGCACGAGCGCATCGAGGGTCCTCCGCTGTACGTGCATCTGTGCAACGAGATGTCCGCGGCCGACGCTTACGCGTGGGGCAAGGCAGCGGGCGACATCAACCTGGAGCTCGGAGAGTATGCGCTGTGGGTCGGCCACGGCCCGCCATCGGGCTGCTCGACGGTCGACGTGTGCCCAGGCAGCGCCAACACCGTCACCTCCGGCGAGTGCACGCTCTTGGTGCGCTACGAGGCCGGTGACGCCGATGAGGTGGCCTGGACCGGGCTCATGGCAGCGCTGGAGCTGGTGCGATGAGCACGTGGGAGGAGCTGTACGCCGAGCGCGACCGCCTGCGTGCCGAAAACGATGCGCTCAAGCTGCGCGTGGCGGTGCTGGAGAAGGCGCGCGGCGAGGCGGTGCAGGAAGAGCGAGATCGCTGCGAGGCCTGGGCCCAGTACTACCGCTCGCGCAGCGAGACCGACCTGCGCGCCGTGATAGGTGGGATTCGCTCCGGTCGCCCGGTGCCGGACGACGAGGACGACGAGGACGATGACTGAGCCAGTTGAAATCCGCGTGGAGCCCAAGCGCGTGGGCCAGGTCATCGGCGGCAAGTGGCCCGTGGCCGTGGCGTGCCCGAAGTGCCACCTACCAGCCTGGCGAAAGTCCGAGAACGAGTACGTGCACGCGGCGAGCATCACGCTCGACGCAAAGAACAACCCCAAGCTGACCGTGCACGCGCATTGCACGTTCGGCGTCAAGCACAAGGCCGCGCGCAAGCGCTGAGGAGGAACCGTGGAAAAACCGCAAGTGATGGCGATGGCGAGTGACGAGGAGTTGCTGCGCATCGCGACCGACGTTGGTGCGTGCGCGGCGTCCTGGGAACCGACCGCGAGGCTCATCGGCAACGTCAGTGCCGGCGAGTTGTGGCAGCTGGCGGGACGCTTCGTCGAGCTGGTGAATAGGCACGCTGGATGCGCTGACCTTCTTGCTCGCCACGACGCGCTGCGAGCTGAGCTCGCGGCCGAGCGCGACGAGGTGGCCCTGAAGCAGGCATGCATCGAAGGCGCCGAGCAGCGCGGCCGGCGGCTCGAGCGTTCCGACATCCTGGCCTACGCCCGAGGTCCCGCCGCTGAGAGCCGGCTACACGCCCTGCTCATCGACGTCGAGCGCGGGCTGCACACGAAGCCATGAAGCTGGTGGTCACCGGATCGCGCCGCGGCCACCCATCCCTGCGCCCATGGCTTCTCCGGTGGGTTGACCGATTCGGCCACCCATCCCTGGCCATCGTTGGCGACAACGACGACACCGAAGACAGCGTCGACAAGCGCGCGTTCGAGTTCTTCGTGCAGCTCGGCTGCAACACGCTGAAGGTCTGCGTCAACAGCGCCGCCCCCTCGCCGCAGCGCTTCCACGACCGCAACCAGAGGATGGTCAACTTCGCCGACCCGCCCGACGACTGGTTGCTGGCCTTTCCGGACAGCGAGAGTCGCGGCACGTGGGACTGCTTACGGCGCGGTCAGGCCCGCGGCCTGGTCTGCATGGTTGCGAAATCAACGATTTGACACGACGCGGCAGAGACATGTCTCTACTGTGTTTTCAAAAAATGGGGGGGGTGGGGCGGCCCCGGTCACAGCCCCCCTGGCTCCCCCTGGAATGGGGGGTGATTGCTTATAACACGTGCGTGCGTGCGGGCGCGCGCGTCCCATGTCGGAGGCGAGGAGGGGAGCGGACGCGAGCAGCGTCCTAGGATGCTGCGATCTCAAGCGGCGCTCACTGCGTGGACGATGACGCAGTACAGCATGTAAACATGCAACACGCTGCGTCATGACTGCAGGGTGGGGGACATGTCTCCGCCGGAGGGGGAGAGCAGTGCTCATTGAGGGGTCCGAGAGGGGGTGCCCCGGGAGTTGAGAGAGTGGGCTCTGGGGGGTGGGGCCCGCCTCCCGGGGCAGGCCCAGAGGCAGCGGAGAGGCCCGAGAGGGAGGGGAGGCGGGCAAGGGCGGCGTCGTGGCGGCAGGCGGCCCGCAGCGAGGCGCCTGGACGCGCGTACGCGCGTTGGGCCCGCGTGCAGTGGGGCGCCGCGGCGCGAGCGGCGCCCTGCGCATACGCGCGCGCGTACGATGCGCGCGCGCGTATGCACGAGAGACCATGACTCTCTGAGCTCAGAGAGGCCAGAGAGCCACTTCGTGTCTCTTCTGTGCTGTCGGGGGGCTCGGACTGACGCGCGGGAGGCAGCGGCGGCCTGGGCTCGCCCCGTGGGGACTGTCCCCTGCCACCGGCCACTGTGCTTGCCACCCATGACATAGATGTCAGCCTTTCCTGTCACGCCTGCGCTGGGCGCTCACGACACCATTGGGCTTTCTGCTCTGGATGCTGATGGCATCCTCCCTGCAGTAGGTGCCTGGCATGATGTCCAAGCAAGCGCAGAAGCTGGCCCGACGCCTCGCAGCGAACCTCGCCGCGAATCGGACGCTGGCGAACCTGGAGAGCCAGTTGGAGCGCGCGTCAGTGTGCCTGTCAGGGGCCGACCTGGACGCGGTGCAGTCTGCGCTTGTGACGGCCTACACCGAGGGGAGCAAGTCATGAGCGCACGAGAGAAGCTACTGGAAGCCGTTGACGCCGCTGGCCAAGCCGAGGCCGACTACTTGGCCGACCGCATCGACTACCGCGCCTACGCACGGGCCATGGACCACGTTGCCGTGTGCCGCGATGCGGCGCAGCTGAGCTTCTTCCGCCTGGTGCGCCTGCCTGAGCGCGCCGCGCTTGCTGGGGTGGTGTGATGGCCAGCGCATACACGCTGCGCGAGCTCGCGAGCAGCCTACACCAGGACATGGCCGACCTGGCCGACACGCTCAAGCGCCAGCGGAACGGCGCGCTTCACACATCCGACATGTGCGATGAGCTCAGGGAGGCGCAGCGCCTCTTGTTCGCGCTCGCACGCGACGCGGTCGAAGCCACCCACGACTTGGACGCTCTCATTCGAAAGGCAGGCGGGTGATGTACACACCAATGACACGCGAAGTGCGCACGCTCATCCGTGGCTTGGCCCTGTGCTTCGGGACGCAAGACATTGGCAAAGGCCTCACCGCGGACTGGGACGCTGACTCACTCGACCTGGCCATGCTGGAGACCGAGCTGGCTCTCGTGCAGGAGCTGCACCCGCACGCTGGTCTGTCCAGCGGACCGCGCAAGGTGCACGTTGCTGGCGATGGCTTCTGGCGCGCCACCAAGCGCGTCCACGTGTTCCACTTCGGCGCCTACGCAGACGCGCATGTGCTCGCGTTCGGCACTATCGATGACGCGCTAGAAGACGCAGCGGCCGTGCTTCTTGAGGTGGCTCCCGGCATGTTCACTGAGCCGGACTACGACGACGCAATCAAGGAACTAAGCGAGGAGTTGGGCCGCCACCCCGAAGACAGCGAAGTGCATGAGCGCGCCGAGACAGATCTCACCTACACCGAGTCAGGTTACATCGCGTCATGTGAATGGACCGTGACCAGCTTCGAGTCCATCGCAGCCGTGCTGGCATGGGCCAGCAGCGTCTGAAAGTCACCAGCCGACAGGACGCGAGTACGCTCGCGCGCTGTAGGGTGTCGACTTTCACGCACACCAATGGAGCAATCGTCATGCAACTGTCCACCCGCTTCGCCCGCAACTCTGTCACCCACTACCGCAACGCGCCGATCGCTGAGACCGAGCTTATGCAGCTCGTCCCGAGCGTGTTCGCGCCCTCCGCGCACGAGAGCCGCAGCGCGCGCTACGCGTACATCCCAACCGCCGACGTGCTGCGCGGCCTGATGCGCGAGGGCTTTCAGCCGTACTTCGCGTGCCAGGCAAAGTGCAGGCTGCCGGGTAAGACCGAGTACACCAAGCACATGCTCAAGCTGCGCCACCCAGACCACATGATTCGCCCCGGCCAAGCGACCGTGGGTGAGACCGTCAACGAAGTGGTGCTCGTCAACAGCCACGACGGCACGAGCGCGTACGAGATGAGTGCGGGCGTGTACCGCTTCGTGTGTGCGAACGGCATGTTGGTGCCCCACACCAGCGCAGTCACGGTCAAGGTAAAGCACAGCGGCAAGGTGCTAGACGAGGTGGTCGAAGGCGCCTACCACGTGCTGCAAAGCTTCGGAAAGGTGGACTCGCTGCGTGAGTCGTTTCAGGGGCTGCAGCTCACAGACGGCGAGCAGCGCGTGTTTGGTGAGGCAGCGATTGCCATGCGCTTCGGCACCGAAGAGCAGCCGCCCGTCAACGTGACGCAGGTGCTGGAGCCCCGGCGCTACGAAGACCGCGGAGACAGCCTGTGGACCACGTTCCAGCGCGTGCAGGAGAACCTGGTGCGCGGCGGATTGCGCACGACCGAGCGCAAGCGCCGCGGTGTCACGCGCGCCGTGAACGGCATCGATGGCAACGTGGCCCTGAACCGCGGGCTGTGGGTGCTGGCCGAGCGTATGCGCGAGCTCCGCGCCGCGTAGGGTTGTCGTGCCTCGCTGATGGGGCGCGTCGCGTCTGGAGAACGGAGGTCAACATGCGTTCGTAGGGTAATGCCTAACTATCGTAGACAGCTCGGACACACGAGCGACCCCCTGTCTCGTGTGTCCCATGGTGCCAACGATTGGAGCAGACATGAAAACCGAGTTCATCACGTTTCTGTGGGTTGGCAGCGACGGCCGCCTTCACACCGACATCGAGGTTGCCGTCTACGCGGACGGCCAAGCCCGGCACGTGTTTGCGGCAGGCCTCGACGCGCAGGAGCTTTTCCAGTTCGATCGCACCGAGCATTACATCGAAGCGGACAGCCACGCGAGCGGCGGACCCTGGCGCGGTAAAAAGCACTTCGGCCAAAAGGGGCCTGGCGCCAACGTGCGCAAGCAAGCCAATCGGTGGATGATCGACCGCGTGCGCGAGGCGCGTGCGCACGGAGACCTGCTAGGCCTCGCACTCGAAGTTGCCGAGCGCGAACGCGACGCAGCCGAAGCGTGGACCGAGGCCCGCGTGCGGCACCTGATGACACTCGACGCCGAAGCCGTGCGGCGCAACAGCGGCTCGCTACTGTCAGCGATCGGCCTCGCGACGTACGAGGCGGATGAGGCTCACGAGCGCTGGTCTCGCTTGCTCACTTTCGCGACCGGCGTGCGAGCGCTCAAGCTCGCAGGGGCGACATGAGCCCCCAAGAGCGGTTTCGAGCGTGGTGCGCAGCGCTCGAGTACGCGCCAACACAGGATGCGCTCGCGATGTGGGCAGTCCGGCGTCGCGCGCTCGTTCCACGCAAGCACCTGGTGTGGGAGGTGGATGCCGTTGCGCGCGCCTGCTTTCCGGGAGCGTCCGACCACATCCTTAGCACGCTTTCCGCGTGGAAAATCATCTAGCATCCCAAACGCATCCGTGGTAGGAGACCGAACATGGGACACCGAATGTCATCGCTGCCAATCGCGCAATACTGCGCCCAAGGGCCCGTCCTGGGCCAGCTTGGCGCCTCGCGCGCCGCGGCAGTTAGCACCTGCTTCCACGCCCGCTGCGCTGGTGACGAGCGCTGGCGAGAGCAGTACGCGCGGCTCGACGCCAAGGAACAAGAGGAGCTTGACGCCATGCAAGCGCCTACGCCGCTGCGCCTGCCGTGGTGCGAACCGCTCGACTACGCGCACGCACAAAAGGAGCTGCCGTTGGGACTGGACGCAGACCTGTGCTTCGTTCCCCACTCCGACCCCAGCGCCATCACCAGCGGAACG